TAGTGTTGGATCAGTTACCGGGTCGCCATTCTTATCAAACATTGCAGATCCGGTGTAACCGCAGTATGGGCCACGGTAGCCGCCCTTCCATAACCAGCCACAAAGACCGGCAACAATTTCTCTGCTTGGCAGCTGTACGTTATCGAACTGCAAGGGCGATGCCAAAAGAAAACTGACGGTCTCAGGCGTCTCGGTGGTCTTCTGCTCGATCAGCCAAATTTCACGCGGAAACTCTTGGTTAGGATCTGCGCCCGGTTGCCCGTCTAAATACTTTTCAAATGTGCGAATGCGAGTGATTTTCGCCCCCACCAAATCATCGAACTGCAAACAAAGCGCCGAGACAACGCCTTCAATGTGATTGCCTTCTCCATCGACGCCAATGTTTCCAATACGTAGGGCCGGATTAGGCTGCGAGCCTTGCCCGCTGCGCTCAAATTCCGCCGCCTCAATCGGCCACGGGAAATACTCGTTGCCTCGCCATACAATCACATTTGTATTGTGCGCGTGGTACCGCTGCACATCGCCGCCAAACACGGTTAAGTCAATCTCGTACAGTGTTACGAGATTGCCCGGCGCGAACTTCTGCACATCCTCTCTGATTGTCATTGCTAGCTCTCAGGGTCAAACCGTTGCGAAAAGGTTGCGGTCAAGGTCCAAATGTTGTTGCCTAAAAAATTTAAGTTGAATTCTGAGCATTCAAAAAGCAACGGCGCAGTTTCTCCAGTAGGACGCCACCAAAAAGGCGTGTAACCACCTTGAGCGCGCAGAAAATCGCGAATGGCATCAATCTTGGCTTTCTTGCCGATGAAGGTTAGGCGCCACGCTTGCGTTTCATTATTGACGCCGTCCCCTACCGCTTGTTTGTAGCCGTCACCGAATTGAACCGAGAGCGTTCGCAATCGATGCGCTGCCTCGACCTCGTATTTAGGACGCCATGTGAACGTATCCGCCATTTACTCAACCTCCGCGCTGTTGCGCGTTCCACAATTGGCCACCAGGGCGCATTGATTTCGCCTGCAGTTCGTTGAATCTGCGGTCGATATATTGCCCGATTTCGCGGCCGAATTGCTCGTATCCTGGCGAAGCGCTTGAATCCGGCGCGCCGCCGCCCGAGTCGATGTGCACATTCACCTCGATCCTATTCCCGCCGCCTGGGCCCGCGCCGCCCGCCTTATTCATTGGCGTTACGTGGCCGCGCTGATTGCCCATCATCAGGTAATCACGACCGCCTACGCTCAACATTTCCGGCGTTCCTTCCTCGTTGACGCGATAGAACTTGCCAGGGTTCACACCACCGCCATGGCGACGGCCACCACCGAATGAGGCGCCTTGAATAGCGCTTAAGAAATTTCCGGCAGATGCTGCAACCATAGCGGCGTTGGCAAATTTTTGTTGCGGCGTCAACGCAGAAGGGTCAGCCATAGCCTGCATAACCGCCTGATTGAGATTTAGGAAAGCTTGCGCCACGGCAAAGCCCTTGCTGATAGCAAACAAAGTTTTGAACGCGCCGCTAGTCTTACCTGCGCTGTTCTTAATGACATCCGCCAGCGCACCAAAGGCTTGTTCACTCGACTGAAGAATGGCCATATTTTTAGCCTCTTCAATCTGCGCGATTCTATCCGCATGTTCCTTTTGCAATTTCTCTTCCAACGCGAGATAACCGCCCTTGATTTCTAACTCAAGTTCCTTTGCATTTTTCAGACGATCCAGCTGCGCCTGATAACGTTCTGCTTCAAGCTTTTCCTCTTCGCGGAATCGCGCCATCTGATCATCGAATGGGCCGCCGCGCAGCGGTTCAACGTCGCCGCGAATCGCCTTTAGTGGGTCATCTTTGAACTCCGCACGCTTACGAGCGGCTTCCTCCGCGCTCCATAGCGCGCGCGCCATCTTTTCGACTTGGTCAATTTCTTCTGGTGTGGCCGCGGGGTTCAGCTTTAGCTTTGCTTTAGCTACCGCCAATTCTTCGCCCTTAAGCGCGGCTAACCCTAGTTGTTGACCCAATTCAGAAATGACTTGAATGTTTTGTTCTGCCGCCTTTCGCGCCTCGGCGTTTGCCTCTTCTTGTTTTTTCTGTGCCTTGTTGAGCTTGTCAATTTCTACAGCAAGCCGGGCAGCTTCAGAGCGTTCCTCTGCCGTTGCCTCATTGCCAAGTTTCTGAATTGCCTGCAGCCGTAACTTTTCATCTCCAGTCAGCTTAGCTAACGCGAGTTCATCTCGCATAGCCTTAAGTCGCTTCTGAGAATCGGTTTCCTTTCCGCCTTCCGTTGTTACATCTGGCGTCTCTGCAATCTCGTTGTTTAGTTTTGCAATCTGCTCACGCAAAGAGGCAATGCGCGCGAGCATCTTGTCAATTTCTTCGTTGACTTTGTTCGCTCCAACCGTATCGCCGACATCGGCCAGCCGAGCGCGAGCAGCAACAAGTTGCAAAATCGCAGCTTCATATTCCTTGATCTGGATTTCAGCGGCCTTAATGCTCTTTTGTTCTTCGTCTGAAATGATCGGCCCGCCGTTGCGCATTTGTTCGCGAACCGCAATCAATTCCTCCAGACTTTTAGTTACCTCCTCTGTTCCCTGAGCGGCCCTGTCTCCGCTGTTCTTCATCAGCAGATAACCAGATGCAACGGTTGCAATCGTTGCAACTAAGCCAACCGGGCCGCCAAATAAACGCAGAACGGTACCGCCAACCGTGGCCAGCGCACCTTGCGCCGCCGTGAGGCGTGTTACTGCCGCCGCATTCGCCGTAGCTGCAGCCGTTACCTGTCCCATCGTGTAAGAAAGGTTTGTATTCGCGCGCGCGTGCGCAAGCTTTGCCGCTGTGGCTGCCGCTTCTGCTTTGGCTAGATTCAGCTCTTCAACGGCAAGCGCCCGAGCAGCAAGGCCTGCGCGGGCGCTTGCAATGATCGACGCACCCGTGGCTGTGATGTACTTCGCAACAGCGCCCGCGCCGAGCGCGAGGAAGCCATTAGCGAGCGTATCGATATTCTGACCCAGCGTAACAATGACCGCCGAAATAGCCTGCGTCGAATTCAATACATCAGATGATTGACCAAGGTAAGCGGACAGGCTGTTCCTAAACGACTGAAACGCATCTCTAACCGTGGTGGCCATGTCAGCAGCGGCTTGTCGGTTGCTCTCAAACGACTGCCGCAGGCCTTCATTAAGCATTTGCGCGGTAAGCTTGCCGCTCGCGCCTAATGTTCTAATTTCCTGCGATGTCTTGCCGGCTGCGTCGGCAATATCTTGAATGAGAGAGGGCGCCGCCGCGATGATCGATTCCCATGCGTCAACGTCAACCTTGCCCTTGTTGATCGCCTTGGAATAGGCATTCAAGGCATTTTCCGCGCGCGCGGTAGATGCAGCGTTTTTAACGAATGCGTAAGACATCGAGTCCGTGATGTCTAGCACCTGATCTGTGCTATACCCCAAAGAGCGCAAAGAGTCAGCTGTCCTGATGTACACTTCCTGCGCTTCTGACAATGCGCGATAAGTGCCGTTGGCTGTCTGCAATAGGCGACCTTGGACGCGCTCAAATTCCTCTTGGCTGCTCGTCGCCATTCGCACACGCTCTGCCATCTCGTTGTAGCCTTCCGCCATCTGTATAAGGCTACCAACGCCCTGAACAGTGAGAAGTCCGCCGATGATCCGAGACAGACCAGTAAACGACGTTTTAGCGGCATCCGCCTCGCGCGCAGTCTTTTGCACCGTAGTGGACAGACCTTTCATGGTGCGGTTGGTCTTATCGACAGTACCGTCTACCTTTTTGACTGTCTTTTCCAGGCTATCCAAGCCTTGGTCAAAATTGCGGGTGCTATTCAATACTCCATCGGTTTCAGCTTCGACGGTGTAATAAATCGTGCCTACGTTATCAGTTTCAGCCATTTCGTTTGTTCCTGCGCTTGTTCCGCTTCTGGTTGACCTTGTCCAACCATTCCATAGTTGCGTCGTGTTCCTTCAGGGTTATTGGCGTGCCTTCCCCTTTCGGTTCGCCCTTCGCGGCTTCCTGCGGATATTTCGCGCGCACCGCCAATAACAAACTCGTCATGGTCATTGACCATGCATCGCGCTCGCTTACACCTAGATGAGCCATTGCGAATGCAACATGATCGCGAGCAACAAATTGCGACGTATATTCGTCATCGTTTTCCTTCGCAGGCTCTTCGGTTTCGGACTCTTTCTTTTCATCCTTCCAAGCCATGTCACCTAGCAGCCCGTGCTTTAATAAGCAACGCGCCAAAGGGAAAACGTGATCAAGCGGAATGATTCCGGGAATGTATCTATCGCCTCGAATGCTGCCTAAGACCCAATCGCGATCTTTGATATCGGACGCCCAGCAATTACGAAGCACATCTAATGCCGCGCGGAAGCTGATTGTGTTGGGGAGTTCATCAGGGATGAAGCGCGCAATCAGCTCAACTGAATTATCGAATACGAGGGATAGAATGGAAACCACCGTTTTTGGGTTTCCGAGCCGCGACATAGCGTAAAAGGAGGGCCTGAGTAGATAGGTGTTGTCTTCCCAATGAATACCTACCTCACCAACGTCGCAAAGAATCATCGCCGCACCTCATGAAATGAAGAAGGGCCCGCGCGTCCTTGCGCGGAACCCAGTCGGCGAATTATGCCGTAACGGTTACGGGAACGTTATAGAACGTGGCCGGATTGAACGTGCTGCGAACAGTCACAACCGCCGAGCCCACGGCAACGCCTTCAATAAGGCCCGTATTGCTCACAGTAGCAACGGCCGAATCGCTCGACACATAGGTCACGCCCTGCGGCGCGGTGCCCGGCAGAACGCCAGCCGTCAGCTGCTCATCGTCGCCGACTGCCACGGTCACGGATGCCGGCGCAACCTGTACGCTCTGTGCGGGCGACACAATCGTCACCGCGACAACGTCAGTCATGCCCGGATCGTCAACAGACTCCGCAGTCACGTTGACATTGCCCAGGCCAACACCCACCACGGTTCCGGTGAGCTGGTTGACGCTGGCAATAAGCGGGTTGGCGCTGCTCCAGCGGACGCGCTGATCTGCCTGCGGCGGATTCGCAATCGCCTTGAGCGCAAAGCTATCACCCATTGCGATCTGAAGCGTCGACGGCAAAGCCTCGATGCTGGTGACATCCGGCGAATTCGCATCCGGCGTATCTTCGACGATCACACCGAAGTCGCTAGACGTGGCGCTCGCTTCAAGCGAGAAAGTCACCAGATCATCGTGAGGCGCCGAGCGGCTCATGTTCGAGATGATCGCGAAGAACGTGAAAGTCAGATCCGGGAACGTGATACGGACCCAGGCCACCGGCTGACCTTCGGTTGCATCCGGACGCAACACGTGTTTGAACAGTTCAGCCATATTCGCGGCGCCTTCGCCCGACAGCTTCAACACGCCATCGCCAGAGATGGACGCGCTCTGATACGAGGCAATCTCTTCGCGAAAGCTGCCCTGCGAATCGTCAGCGGTCGCGTCGACCGTATCCCATTCGGTGTTGAACTCCTTCGCGCGCATCGGCCCGAGTCGCTTCCACTCAGATTCGAGCGGGAGCACGTTGCCGCAGCCGATATGAAACTCAATGGCCACTGTGCGGCCGACAATTTTCTGTGATTTGCAAGCCATGTTGGTGGCCTCCTTACGTTACAACTTCAAAATCGACCTGAACCCATGCACGGTTTTCAGCCGTATACCCTGGTCCAATCACTTCAGACATAGCGCGAATATTGGCCGCTGCACACGGCACTATCCCCGAAATCGCTGCTGTGATTAGCTTGTTTGCGTCATCCAATAAAGCGAGCGCGGATTCTCGCTTATTTCTAGGACCAAGCAAAATGATTTGAAAGCGCTGGCGACGATCATCAACCACGGTTGGCGAGCCGCCAGCGTGGCGAATGGCGCAGATATTCTTGTCAAAAAATGCGGGAGCATCGATCCACATACCAACGCTAAAAGCGTAAGCAAGCGCGGTATTTTCATCGACCCATAAAATGATTCGATCAATCACGATTGTAAACCGCCCGCAAAATGTTCTTTACACTGCCCTTGACTTGGTCAAAGCCCTTTTTCAAGAACTGCGGTTCCGCATCCGGATCCCAATAATTACCGACCTGCGTGCCGCCGCCGAATTCAATGCCGGCGCCTGTCTCGCCGAAATGCGCTCGCGGTTGACCTTTCAACTTGCCCGACATCTCATGAACCCATTTCGCATACTCTGCGGTATAACCGACGTTCCCTGCCTTGCCTGCAGGAGTGTCATAGATTCGCGGTTGATACCGACTGTTGATCAGGTTGCCGGTATCAATTGGCGTCATAGTGTCAGCGATGGCGGCGCCCTGGCTTAGAATTGCCCAGATTGCCGCCTCCGTTTTCTCTTCGCTGATTGAGCGCACCTTTTCGCGGTATCGCCGTTTTACTCTTTCAATGCCTTTTAGCGGCATACGTCACCCGGTAGCGAGTCTGTAATCAGGCGTATCTGCGAACATGCTCATGTCCCATTTCGTTCGCGCACGAATCTCTTGCCAATCCGATTCATCAGGCAAAAGAACCATATCTAAATATTTGGGCCGTGCGTCTTCCGTGAAAATCAAATATTTGCTGACGAATTCCGCGCCGTCGGGCGTTCGCATTTGGGCGCTTTCCGCTATCCAGCAACAAGCAATATCAAACTCTTCGCCGTAATCTGTAACGCCCGTTGCCATATTCATGGCAATGAAAGGCTTTACGCGCACGATGCTGGTGTAAGTCCAACGAGAAAGCTCACTCATATCAGCACCCGCAGCCGCCCTTACCAATCCAAAGACCAGCAAAAGACGGCTTGCTGTTTGTCGGATCAGGAGGAATCAACGCCGTTGTGCAACCGTATGGGTCCAGCAACTTGAGCGACGAAACAAGACCGGCGTACCGGTCCTGCCCATCGTTTCGATAACGATACGAGCGCGAGGCGCCATTGGGCGCGCTCTCGCTGCTGACGTACTTATCCGACGCCGAGAAAGCCAAAATACCGAGCAAATTAAACTTGATCAGCTTTTGAACGTGCGGCGGATAATGTTCCTCCAGACATGGCTGAATGCTGCAAATCGTTTCGATGTACAGCGAGACCATGAACGGGGGCGCGCTAATGCCGAGCGATGCAAGGTACTGCATCGCCTCGGCCGGATCTAAGCACGTTCCAGAGCTTGCCTCATCGGACCATAAGTCAGCCGCCCAAAAGCCATCCGTGAATAAGCCCTCTGCGAACATGGTTAGCCTCCGTAGCGCTGGCCGCCCGTGCCGTTCTGCTTCAGTACGGTGGTGCCGATTTGCTTGATCGAGCTACGGACCAGGGTGCCGCTACTGCCCGAGTCAAATTGTAGCGCGTCCGTCTTTTCCTTGACCGTGGCCAGCGTGCTTTCCATCGCCAAACCTTCCCGGATCGCGGCAATGTCATCGGCGGGCAGATGTCCACCCCCGCCACCACCGGCCGGCGCATTCTCCAGCGCGGAAACGGTGAATTTATAGACCGAGCCGCTCTGAGTCAGCATCGTGTCCAGCTTCACGTTGACGGCCGCAGCGCTCGCGAGCGTGGCCTGCCGCGCGTAGTCAGCAGTCGGCAACGTGCGCGCCTCCAGCTGCTCCAGGGTGATGCCACCGCCACCACCGGAACCGGTCGGCGCAAGCTCCAGCGCGCTGCCGAGGAAGCGATAGTGCCCGGAGCTTTGACCGATCATGCTTTCGAGCTTCGCGACAGTGCCGCCAATCGGGGTAAGCGCCGAGCTGATGTCAGCCACGGCCGGCGCTGTGGCTGCCTGATAGGACGCCAGAGCGGCGAGCGTGGCGTTGCCCACGTCAGTAGCGTCCATATCGTTGAGGTCGGCCACCGCCTCGCCAAGGGCTGTAATCGACGATGCAGTGGCATAGTTACCGGCCGGCAACGTGCGGGCGTTCATACCAGACGTAGTTGCCAGCGTTCCGAGCTGTGCATCGAGGTTGGCATTGGCCATGCCGAGCGCGGCGCGAATCTCTGCCGCCGTATTGCCACCGCTACCGCCGCCAGCGGCGCCCGCTGCGATGTTCGCACCAATGGTGCCAGCTTCGACGTAATCCGAGTTTGGCGTGCTGAGAATCACGTCCGCGATTTCGTCTGCCGATTCCAGCGGATCGACCGCCGCGCCATTCCAACCGCGCACATCGACCTGGAGCGGCGTTTCCTCCGCTTCGGTATAGAGCGCATTGACCACATCGTCGGCGGTCTGCAAGCCTTCGGTTACTTCGACGCCGTTCCATTCCTGCACGTCAACCGGAAGCGGGTCAGCGCTCGCGGACGAGCGAATGCCGGCCACGATATCCGCCACGCTCGGAGCGTCTCCGCCACCGCCTGCGCCGGGCATCGGTCCAACTGCTTCATCACCCCACTCCACGGTATTCGCCGGGAGCGGCGTATCTGCGGCTTCGGCATAAAGCGCAACAACCACGTCAGCGGCCGTCTGCAAGCCTTCGGTGATCTCCGCGCCATCCCAGCTAACCACGTTCGCGGGAACGTTCTGATTGCGGTGATACAGCTCATTGATGGTGAACGTACCGAGCCATGCGCCAGCAACCGAAATCCCGTTGACTGTGCCCGCCGTCAGGCGAACTTGGAAGTCAGCCAAATCGGGAAAATTGCCTGCGTTGCTGGTGTCGATGCTCGCCAAATGCGAGCCCGTGACGCCGCCCACGTTGGTTGCGAGCGTGACAGCGAACGCATTTGCCGTATTGCCGTTTCGGATAACCTGCGCGGCGCCTCCGACAAGGTTGATCGGCGCGCCGGTGTCGGGGTGGATCGTGTTGAACGGAATCCGGACAGTTTGACCGGGCCGCACATCGCCAATGTATTTCATGTCTGATTTTCCTTAAACGATCAGGCTGCCAATCGGCGAACGTCCGCCACTTCCACCGCTTCCGCCGCCTGCGATGATATCGAAAGGCGCGGTGTCAATCGATGTTAATCCGTCCGACGAAGCGCGCAACACTAAGCCAGTATTCAGGGTATTGACCGCCAAGTCACCGAATAACGCATATCCGCTCACGAAGGGGCGCGTAAGCGTGCCGGTCAGCGTGCCGGTGCCCGTCTGAATCGCGACGGTCGCATTGCCAATAAAACTTGCGTCGACTTCGTCATCATCGGTCAGCGCCGAAATAACTAGTGAACTCATTTGCTCGCCGACTACCGTGTTTCCCGGTTGGCTAGCAATGCCGAGCTTTGTAGCTGTGCCGCCACCACCGCCACCGCCTGCGTCAGCGCCCCATTGATCGATAACAAAGGCGCCTGCCGACTGATCCTCGCAAAGAAAGATCATTGCAGGCTTCAGCGTAGCGGCGTACGTCGTATCTGTAGCGTCACACTCGGTTGCTGTCGGCGTAGTTACCGGGACAGTTGCGTTGGGATCTTCGTACAGGACCAGCAATGCGCCCGTCGCCCGATTAAAATCGAGATGGATGATTGCATCGTCGCTCAAGCCTTCCGGATTGATCTCGATTGCGCCCGCAGAAATTGCGACGATAGTATTACCGTCATATCGATTGATATTGACGTGGCTATTCCAGGTCAGCTGTACGCCGTAGCCGTTGCCCGTTGCAGGATCAATGAAGCCGACGCCGTTCGCGTTGTAGTTACCGCTTGCGCCAAGGCGCATGCTCACGCGCCAATTATCGCCACTCGTTTCGCCGTTATATACAAAACGCTGCGGCGTCGTGTTTCCTGCCAACGTGTTAGGACGAAAAATACCGCCAGCAATTTGAGCGGTTCCGTTTACGTTGGTGATGTTTGCATTGGTATAGGGGTTTGTGTTTGGCAACCCCGAAAAATCAATGGAAAATGTGCTGGAGGCGAGTGCCATATCTCTTTTCCTTTAAGCGAGCGGCCTGATGCCAATTACGTCTGTTTGATCGGGCAGGATGAACGCGCCCCTATGGATCGACGCACTAGTGCCATTGCCCAGCAAGTTCAGAATATCGACACCAGAATTCAGCGCAGGGGAACCGGCCTGCAGCTTGCCCAGGTTCGCGTTGCCCCAAGTCGTGGACTGCAACATTGCGTTCGCTACTAGACTGTTGCCATCCTTACCGCGTGAGACCCACTGCGCAAGCGTTTGAACGCCGCCCCCAAGCCCTTCGACATAGCCCCAGGTAGAAGACTGGCTGATGTTGTGAGAGCGCGAAGTGACCGCTGCGTCGCTATCCACGCCGAAAGGCGAACGGAAGAACGGCACCGCAGTCCCGACATTCACGTTGTTGTGGATGCGCCAGCCCGAACCAATATCCATTTCGTAGCGATCCGAATGGAAGCCGTAAAAATCATCGCCCTCGGGAGCAAGGTTGATCGCGGTATTGTTGATGATGTCGATGTCTGTAACCGGATGGCCAGCCTGATTCATCGTGCGCACGGCAGCGTTACCGCCAACAAAAATGTTTTGATACACCTGATTGCGACCAAGCTCTGCGCTCGTGTCCATGAATGCGACGCCGCCGGAGTTTCCGCGCGAGGTTGTGCGAACAATGTTGCGGCGGAAAATTATGCCGCCATTGATCGGACGCGCGGCGCCAGCGCCCTTGACCGTCAACGCAAATTGGTTGTCGTAGAAGTAGCAATTTTCAACCGTGACAAGCCCGGTGGTTTCCGCTGGGTTGTTGTTCACGCTGAACAACTGAATAGCCTGTTGCGATCCGCTCGCGCCGACGCCGTTGTACCCTTCAATCCAACAGTCATGAACAATGTGGTGGCGACATGCCACGCCTTCATAACGAATTGCCGCGTGGTTGTTCTCTGATTGCGGCCATGATTCCGTTCCGCGCAAGATTTTCGCGTAACCTAGGCGGGTGTGTTGGCCACTAATCACAACGGGCCCGGTGTCGGGGGTGCTCGGTGCGTTGTCTTCATTGATGTACGGGCCGTACCAACGATGACCGGTACTTAAGCCAAGAACCGGGCACCCGCTACCCTGAACCGTGCCAGTGTGCTGCAGGATCGTGCGCCCCGACTCATTCAACGCAGCGTAATTACGCGCGAAGAAAATAATCGGATGCTCCTCGGAGCCTTGCGCAGCAATCCTGAATGTCGGTTCAAAACGACTGCCGCGATTAGGCCCAATGTGAACACCGGGGCCAATTTCCACCACCCAATCGGGCTGAGCAGCTGCGCACGCCTGCAATAGCGTAAAGGGCGACGCCTGCGAACCGTCGCCGGATCCGGTTGCATCGGCAGTCACCCAATGAGTTGTCGGCGGCAACTCCGGATCTGGATCCGGATCGGGGCCCGGGGGCGGCACAGATCGACCGACTAGAATCAAAGGCATGTTTGTATCCTCCGATTAATCGGCCAGAGTGACGGGCACGATGTACGCGGTGTGAACGGCGTCTACATCCGTTTCCGCATCCGGGCTCAATTCCAGCTCGGCAACGTACGGCGTCGAAGATTCACCCATGATATCGCTCGCGTTCATGGCCAACGTTTTGGCGTTGCCTGCCCACGGATATTTGATGATGGAACCCGCTTCAACGGCCTGTCGCTTGCGCGTCGGTGACAAAAAGCTTGCGTCAATTGCATCGGGGTGCATGTTTGTTTCCTTAGCCTGTAGAAGTAGAAAGCAGAGTCCAGTCGCCATCGACCTTTTGAAAGTTCAATTGGCGACTTTCGAGACCGGCGCCGATAGTTGTGATCGTGGTCCCGTCATGGTTCTTGATTTCCGAATTCATGACAGTCGTGCCACCGCGCAACACGGTCACAATCGCACCATCGGGAACAATGGCATTGCCCCACCGTGAATCGGGTGGGCCCATGCGATCAGAGAGCGTGATTGCGATATTGGCGCTCAGCGTGCCGGGAATGGTGACGCGCGCGGACTCAATCTGAGAGCCATAAAGCGTTTTGTTCACATCGACACGCAGATCGCCCTCAATAACGCGAGTCATGCCGGCGCCTGAATGAACTTCGGTAGCGGCTTGGGTGTACATCGTCCCCCAGTCGCCACCATACATATCAACTCCGCCCATGGTGCGATCAATGCGAAGATTGTCGCGCAATGACGTTGAACTGCCGCCGTCGATCCACTGGGGATGGAACAGCAACAGCTTGCCCGGCTGCGTGTTGAACCCTTCGTTGCCCGCCTGAAAATGCATGTAGAACGGACGATTGACATAGCTCGCCTGATTCGACAACCACCAAAAAGCGTTCCATTGCGTTCGTCCATTGTTGAAATGACGCACGATAGACGGGTTATTGTCCGCGACCAAAGAGCTGAGAATGTGAATATCAAGGATGCAACCGCCATTGAACAACAATTGCGAAATGGTGTTGCGAATGACTGCCGCGTTGGCGCCGGACAAGCGGCACTGCTCAATGTGCGGCGAATTGAAAACGACACCGCGCGCATTGTTGATACGCATGATGTTGTTGGTAATCGCCCACTCGAAATTAACGCCGTTGAACACCGTTCCATGCGTCTGTTGACCGCTTCCGACTTCCCACATGAGAAGCGCGGAAAGCGATTGCGCAGAACCGGACGGGCCGACGCCTGAGAGATAGATATTGTCCCATTGGTTTTCCGTGCCGAAGTTCGCGATGTTGAGCGCGTATCGATACGGCTGGAAACAAAACAGATTGCTGACCTTGTTGGAAAAGAAGGCCGCGCCTTGTGCGACCTTCACGCAATCGGCGGGCCGAGTGCTGGAAATGGTGTTGCATACACGAATGTTTGCAAAGCGCGATAGCCATGCATTGCCGAATACGAGCGCTGCCGAATTGGGGTTCTCAGCTACGGGCTGATCGTTCTGGTAGTGCAGCGTACAGCCGTCCCAATCGAACATGAGCGCGGTTGTGCCTGAGCCAACAACACCTAGTTGCAGCACTGGCATATTGTTAGAGCGCTGGCGGAATGTGAAAGTCGGCCGCGCGCGCCACGTGAAAGCGGTCGCCGACCCTGGAACGGTGATAGGCCCGCCGGCAATCTGGAACTCGCCGCCGTTGCTCGTATCGCCCTCTACGATCTTTCCGAAAGTGACGGCATTGTCAATTTGAGCCTGGATTGCCTGCCGATTTGCATCGGCGGCGATGTCATCAAGCACACCAGATTGAATGCCGTTCAAGCCGCCGCGAATTACGTTCGTTGCGCGAACAACAGCGGGGGCGATTCCTGACTGTAGGATTTCTTCGATTGCGCCTTGCACGTTGGTCGCAGAGAGCGACGTGCCGGCAGGATCAAAACTTGTATTGGCCGCCTGTCGGCGTGCAGTAAGACTAGACATATCGGACGCTCCCAGGAGGTTGCACGCGCCCGTCCTTGGGCGCGCGACTTATGACTATTTGTTAGGCTTCGGTGTTATCGCCGTCGCCATCTTCCTTGCTGCCTTCCCCACTAGCGGGATTGACAGTCAGCTTTTTGCCACTGCCCGGAGGGCGCCCACGACGCTTTGCCGGCTCGGCTTGCTTCGTCACTTCCTCGTCATCGCCGACCAGCTCAACCTGCGCCTTGATCGCGGGGTTGAGTTTCGACAGCTCGACAATGTCGTGCTTCTTCACGCCCACCCAGGGGCGAAGGACTCGATACTTGGCCATGATTATTCCTCGTCCACTTCGGTGATTTCGGACGCATACAGGACGCCACCGCGCCCGTTGTCGTTACGTTTCACCTGCAGACCGATAGCAGCCATGATTTGGAAATTGTAGTTTTCCTGCGGCATGAAGCGCGGCAGAGGAACCACACCCGTTGTCATGCCAACGAGCGGCGACAGAACGTCGCGGCGGCGCTCGTATGCCAAGAACTCATTGCCGGTCAGCGCGTACGTCGGGCGAATGCTCTTGACGTTCAGATAGCGTGCGAGTGCATCCTGCACCGTGCCACCGATGGCGGCGTTCGTGCCCTGGTTCAGCGTGATCAGATACGGCTGCGCCAGATTCGCGGCGATTTCATGCGACACCCACATGACATCGTATGCCGTGACACGGTTCGCGCGCAGCGTCTGACCAAACAGGCCAGTCGTGAAGAAAGCGAGCAGCTCGGGGAAGCTGGCCGTTGTCAGATCGATGTTTGCGCCGCCCGCGCCCAGGTCCATCTTGACCGTGTTGCGGTGATTCTTCAGACCCTGGCCCGGGAACGTTGCGACCTGAATGCGGTCACTGCCGTTCAGGATGTAATCAACGAGGCGCGTATTGAATTTGCGCATTTTCGCGTTCTGCGAATCCGCAATGATATCGATACCCACCGTGTTGAAACCCTGCACATCGCGCCAGTTCGCGCCGAAGCCGGCAGTGAATACCGGAATCGGATCACCGTCCGAATCGAACTCGGTGTGATCGAAGCTGTACGGCGCCTGACCGTCGATGCTGATGGAAACGTCATCGGCGATATCGGCATTGGCCAAGTTATAAAGCTTGGCGGTCTTGCCGATGGGCAACGTGGTCTGAATGCCCATCAGATCGTCAACGATCTCCATGCCTTCGACCGTTTCACGCGAAGCGATGATGCTCCGGTCGATGTCCATCCAGAAATCACGAGTGAACCCTGCCGCAGCGTTTGCTGCGAGCATTTCCGGCGTCATGTGAGAGCGCATGCGCTCCACCATCGCCGAGTGATTCACGTTGAACAGGTTACGCTGAGCCCACAGATGATCCCAGTGTTGGCGAACAGTGCGGTGCTGAAGTGAATTTGCAGTGAAATACATTTGTTTTCTCCTAGTGCCCGCCGGTTAGCCCGCTTCCGCTTCAGGGTGCACGACGGTGCCCACGCGCATACGCACGCGGATGAAATCCGTCTCACCGTTCGGAATCACAGCGTCATCCTGCGAATAGCCAATGACCGAGTCGCCATCGTTCGCAGCGATAGCGCCGCGTCCCTGCGTGCCCAGCTTGATGGGGGTGTCTTTGGCATACGTGCCAGCCGGGCAAAGAATGGCCAGCTCGCGACCCTCTTCCACATAATTGCCTTCGCCGGAATCACCTTGGGGAACGGCGTCCCGAATGGTGAGCCCCTGCGACAGCGCGGCATCGAGCACGTAAATGCGACCGGTGAGCGCGGTTGCCTGCGCAAACTGGTCATTGCCATTGATCACAATGAAGGTGCCGGGCAGAAGTGCGGCGGCCATGCGGCGAGTCTCAGTTTTGTAGAGCGACTTGCCGTCAATATTGACGCGACGATAACGGCTCATTACTTGTTGCTCCCGAAATAGTTCGCGACTTCATCGGCGTTCGGCGCCAGCGCGGGCTTTTCCTGCGCGGTGCTGCCCTGGCCGATGCCCTTCGCAGTCAGACACTGTTCATGGGCCTTATCGAGCGCTTCGCCGCTCAGCGCATTGGCGACGACTTCACCGAGCTTCGCTGCGACAACGGCACGCTTTTCCGCTTCGACGGCGCGAGCATTGGCGGTCACGGATTCAGTGATCGTCTTCTGGTTGGTTTCAAGCGCGCTCAAGCGCTCGGTGATGGGTGCCAAAACACCTTGCAGCGTGCTGGCGACACTTGCGTTGACCGCTTCGACCAATGCGGCCTTCTCTTTCTCGTCCATAGTGGATACCTCCGAAAAATCAGGCCGCGCCTGACGGTTTTTGAAAAAAGAAACAATCTTATTGACCACGGGAAGACGTGCCACCCATGTTTCCTGTCGTTCGACCGGCACGCCTTCGCCGTCGAAACTTACGATGCCATTGTCGACAGCATATCCATATACCTTTGTGCCGTCCTTTGACACGACAACGACTTGATCGGTTGTGAAGTCCGCGACCCACGCATAGTTATCCTCGCCCTTGCCGAATGTTTCATAAACGGCTTGAGACAAACGTTTCTCGCGTTCACGGAAAGACTCGCCAACGAGCGCGCCGGAATTCACCTTGATGTTTTGCGCGTCATCCGCGTTGACCATCAATCCAACGCCCTGCTCAGGAGTAGCCGCCCCCACTTCATCAAGCAAAATAGCATCATGGTCCATTTGATGAATCTTGGCGACAGCTTCATATCCAAGCTTTTCGCGATCCTTGTCCGCAACTTCCATGCGTTCAATGAAAAGCGCCACACTGCTATGAATCGGCGGTACATCGTCACCACGCTCCAGCGCTTCAAGGCGCTCAATCAGGCGTTTGCCGTTTTCGGTGCGGTTGGCCACGTCCACGTCAAGCCACTTTTCCGCGTACACGCGCGTGCCGGCAAGCTTCACGTTTCGATTCCAGGCGCCCACGTGGAAAGCGTTGATGCCTTCAGGCGAAAAAGCGGAAACGTGTTGGCCGTTCACGGTCGGATGACCGAAGGGCGCCAAGGTGCCCTCCAATCCGCTGAAATGCTTTTCGACTTCAGCCTTGGGGTACATGACGCCGTTCATCACAACGTCAAAAGGCAAGGTATAGGAGGGGATGACCCAGTGAGAGCGACCGTTGTGGATCTCGCGTCGGATCGATTTGCTATTGACTTTGGCAGTTACATTAACGTGGATAGGCATTATCCCTCCGAGGCGAGCGGGGTGGATTATTTATTGACTTTTTCTAAAAAGCAAATTCAAAAATTTGAATGATCCAGGCTAAGCACGTTTTGCTTTATTGCGCAATGCGCGTTTTGCACGGTCGACAATCGCTGGCACTAGGGGTTTGCCCTTGGCATCGACGAGCACTGTCGTGGTGCTGCATTTGCAGTTGATCGCGTTCGCATCCTTGCTCCACCAATCCCGAACCTGAGCCACGGTATAGAGTTTTGCGTGCCGTTCTGCGTGTGTCGGGCGCGTGGTCGGGGACAGCGCTGATAGGTGCATTTCCATCGACCGCAGTCCAAATTGCTCTTTTGCCTCTTCTGCTTCATCCCATTTTGCGCGTTTTAGCGCCATCGTCATTTCAGTTCGAGCGATTTTTGTTCCACGTGAAACATTCACGGGAAGCCTTTCGGCAATTTCGCGTCCGATCTCCAATGGATTTTTGCCACGGCCGATGCCCTCGGTCAGTACCCGGGCCAAATCGGTCTTTGCTTCCCCGACCAGCCCTTTCATTTCCTCGAAAACGCGCGTCTTTGTGAGGGCCATCCTCCGGCGGACGGGATCCGAGCGCAGTACGTTTTCCAGTGTCCGCTTTTCCGCCTTGTAGGCTGGTGATTGAGCGGAGAGGTTGGCGAACGCCTGCGCCACCCCGCGCCGCTCGGCCACGGCCACATGCACCTCGTAAAGCCACAGATTTTGATCGCCCCCTTCCAAGAGGATGCTGTCAACGATCCGTCCCAGATCTTCGAGCAGCGCCGGCATCGAGACCGAATCGAGCAGGAACGTGTAGCGGGCGTTGACCACGGGATAAGCGGGGATCATTTCGAGCCGCTTCCGGTATCGGCGCCCGATCTCCCGGAAGCGACGAGCGAAATCCTTGGCGGCAAGCCTGACCTTTGCATCGAGCGCAGTCGGGTCTTCAGCCGTGCCCGGAATGATCGCCATGCGAGCCATGATTATTCCTCGTCGCCCCCGGTGATGTTGTCGTCGACAGGTTCATCGTCCGGAAGCGGCTTCAGCGTTGTCGGCTCAAAGCCCGCGGCAACTCGGATTTCATTCCCATCGAAGATTTCAACGCCGCTCGCCTGATTTGCGCTGTTGATTTCGCTCATGACCTTTGCATTGGCCAGCTTATCGGCGCCCGTCTGTTCCGTCAGGTCAGTCCACATGACGCTGATTTCGTCCTTCGGCGTAAGCGTCCCGAGCCGCATCAATCGGCGCATGAGGTTCTCGACCTCGAACGACAATTGCTTGACCCGGCGCGCCTGACAGCGTTTGTCGAAGTATTTCTGATCCTCGCTCGATGCACGTTCGCCGGTCTGCATGCCGACCAGGATCTTGCTAGGAATGTCAAGGCCGCACGCCACGACTTGCAAATTGACGTTGAATGTGGGTGTTGGGTCGGGCACATCGGACACGAGCGGATTGACGGTGGCGCCCTGGTTGATGAGCATCACGTCATTACCGCGATTCAGCTCTCGCGTCGCTTCGTTAAATTTTTCGTGAAGCTCGTTTAGAGAAACTCCATACATCTGCGCGAGGCTTGACAAATCGATTTCTTTATCGAAGGAAACGGATAATTGCCGAGCTGCGTTTTTCAGGAATGATTCACCGCTTCCGCCTTCTACCTTTTCCATGCTCACCAGATTGTTGAACACGGGCTCAAGGAAGCCGAGCGCACCGGCGCGCCAATCGCCCAGGATGAAAACGCGATCCGCGTGAACCGTAAGCGCCTGCGTAGACCCTTCCTTGGCTGACTCGGTGTAATGCCATTCTGTGGGCTCACCGAAATCAATCGAGCTGCGTTCCTCGTTGAACTTCGTTGGCTTCAGAGCGCTTTGCCACACGGGCGTCATTTTGATCAGCTTGGAATTGCGCCTGACAGGCTGATCCCAATTCAGGTTATCGGCGAAGTGAAGGATAAGCGCCGAGTATCGAGCGGCGAGCCTGTATCGGTCGGCCGTCTCGAATGCACTCCAGAAGAGCGGACGAAACATTTTCGAGGCTTGCTTTTCCCATGCGCTTTCCGTGTCCGACTCTTCATCGGGATCGCCTTCAATCAACCACGGGAACGTCGACCAGCATGCGTTGACCAGCTTATCGACTGCGCCGAATGCAATTCCGCGTCGACGATAGGCGTTGTAAAAGTCTGCAAACTCTAAGTGCTCTTTGAACCCGTACTCACACCACGCGCGCGGGCGCTTGCCGTCTAAGCCACCCGTGCCAAAGTCACGGTTAGCGGCGGCCCATGCACGATAGCGATTGTTATAGTCCTGTACGGCGTGATTCACCGCCAGTTGTAACTTTGATGGTTTTGTCATAGCGGTTTACCTTCGATTTGGAAGCAGAATGCCACCGGGCGATTTGCGTTTCACGAGCGGATCGAGCGCATATCGGCTGGCGTCAATGTAGTGGTTATGCTTGTCGATAATGTCGGTTGTGACTTCACCCGTCAGCCTATCGACCTTGTAACTGTATCGTCGCGCCTCGAACAAAAACTTAGTGCATTCCGGATGCACAATGATTTCTTTGTATGAGCGCAGATGTGCAATACCGTCTTCCACAGATCCGGGCCACTTGTTCGCGGCAATGATGCGAGGAAGATTGCGCCTGTTCGGTGGAAAGCCTTTGCTCTTGACGTGAGAGATTGTTTCGGGGCGCGCGTTGTCTGCTCGGACAACGGCATTCTCAATGCCTGGAATGCGGTCGATTAGATAGCCAGCAATATCATCCAACTCCAGGCCGACCTTGCCCGCCTCATAGCAAACATACAAACGTAGGTCATTGATACGCAGCTTGAGTCCTGCAGTCGGATCCTGAGAAAAGCCCCAGTCAACGCCGAAGTATGGTCCGTCGCCTTCCAATGCATCGCGGTCAAAGTCCATGACGCGATATTTGCCATTCAGGATTTGAGCGTCGCTGTTCTTACGATAGGCGCCTTCCCACACCCATGCATACGTCGCGTCATCCATTACCTCGCGATCATTCAACCGCTCTTCGTCCAAAACCTGCGGGAACCACGGGTTATCGGTGTAGTTCATTTCTACAACGATTGCATTATGCGGACAGTTTTGCCTGAAACGTTTATCGACGGGCGAGCCCTCTAACTCAGGGTTCCATGTGAGCCAGATCTCTGAATTCCATGGCACGCCATTTACCATGCCTTCCTCGCGCACGGTTGGGAACAATTTGATCAGGCCCGCTTCACTCACGCTTTCCGCTTCGTCAATCCACGCAATGAGAATGCGGGCCTTTGACTTGATCGAGTCGAGTGATTTACGCAAACCAGCAAAGACGTACGAGACTCGGCGATTCTTTGTTCTGATGTATTTCTCGCCGATATCGAAATATCTATTGAGCCACGGCAACGAGCGGATCGCCTGTTTCACTTCCTCCATGGATGACTCTTCGAGGGAATTCATGTACTCGCGGCCGCAGAGTACGACGCCAGACACACCCATCTCGGCAAACATGGCGGCGCGCACCGCCGTCATAAGCGCAAATGATCGAGTTTTGGCACTGCCGCGGCCGCCGTGGCTACACCGATAGCGCGCCGGGGGCAAGAATGCCGGGACCAGCTTATCGGGCAAGGGAATCGCGTGATCGGGCGACGGAAGCGTACGCCGCCCGTAGGCGTCAACCGGTCTAAGTTGCATCTTCGGCTGCGTCTGCGTCCGAATTCGCCGTCAGGGCGCGCCTCTCGCGTTCCTGGCGTACATCTTCGGCGGTCATACCTACCAGCCCAATGAAGGACGGAAGCGCTGTGCCGCCTTCTCCGTCATCGACCTGCAGCACGCTGGCCGGCTTCCCATAACCGCGATCCAGCAAATCGACGGCCGCTGCTCGGCGGGTGGCACCGAGCTGCTCGTCATCCAGCATCAACTCCGCAAGCACCTTGATTGCCGACGGCCCGTATTCCTGCGCCAGCGCACGCACCTCGCGCGTGGTTTTATTGGGGGTGCCCTTTGCTCGTCCCCCTCGACGTGGGCGCTTGGCTGGTTTGTCTGCTTGGTCCATCACGATTGTCGACCGTTTGTCAAGAGATATCTTCAGTTTCCAACGCCGCGATCATGTCAGCGCGGACGCCGCGAGTCAAAAACGCACCTCGGCAAAGCCGCGAAATGGCTGCGCCTAACTCGCCGACATGCGCCCAACTAGATCCCATGTCAGGCGCCCAGTTGGGCGCTCTCGCAAGTCATTGATTTTCACTCTATTTCTAACCCTCTTTTATATATATCGCCTAACTCGCCTAACTAATATAAGTAAGTAAGAAAATATATATAGGGTAAATATGGGAGTAAGGGGAAAGAAAAAGCTGGTAATACGGAGATAGTCGGGCGTCGGGCGCTTTCGACCCCCGCGGCCCTCTTTTTTCTTTTACCTTCAATAACTTGCGCGCCGCCCAACTCTTGGGCGCCTGTCGGGCGTCGAGAGGCCGTGTTGGCCTCTCTTTAATCCATTTCCTCAATAAAGCGCTAAGGAATTCCCTTAGAAGCCTTCATCTTTTCCCGCAACTGCGTTAATGCTTTCGCCTACCACGCTTAGGCGCGGCCCTTTCGGTACCTTGCCCTTGGGCCCGGCATCAACCCGCAATTGCAGCCGCTCTTCGACCCTTTCGAGCGCTTGCGCGGCGCCCAAACATAAATTTTCTTTAATGTACGCTTTGAAGGATTTGAACTCCCATCCGTTAACACCTTTGCGCCATCGCGTTTTGCCCTCGGGCAATGGCACGACTTTGTAACCAGCTTGCTGCATGCGGAATACGAAGCCGCGACCCTTCATGAGCTTTCGCAGCTCTTCGACGCCATCGAATTGGTTTTCTATCAGTTCGGTGGAGAACAGACAGTCAGGATTGCCGAGCGAATCGAGCGCCGCCGTCAATTCATCCTCGGGCGCGTCCCAGCGCTGCGAGATTTCTGCCCATGTCGATGTTTTCGGCACCTCACCCTTTGGATTGAATTTCGAGATATCGCGGGCCGCGAGCCATCCAGCAACAGCGGCATAGCCCCCTGCGGTCAGCCAATTGAAGAGCTTGACGAAGTAGTCAGGATCAGTCTCGCGATGCCAGCGCTGCGGCAATTCGCTGTGCATCATCATCAAGCGCCGATCTTCTGGAGGGATGTAGAGCGCTAACCGGTCATTGGTTGTTAGGAACAATCGCAACACGTTTGCGATGTATCGCAATTTGTCCCGCTTATCATTCAGCGCGATGGTGTTCGGTGGCGTGACGGTCAATGATTTGAGGATGTCATATAGCGACGTTGCCTTATGGTCATCTGACATTGGTCTCACTTCGTCAATCGTGAGCATGACGCACTCGACCCAGGGGTTGAATTGCTGGAACAGATGATCAGGGGAAATATTTCTTGTGTTCCATTCACCTACTGCCATGCGAACGGGCAATAGCGCCGCATCCTTGCCAATGCCCTGTTTTCCGCTGACGACAATGGCGCCGTTCGCCTTCTCTTCAGGCTTCTGAATCATGTGGGCGCAGTAGTCGAAAAAATACTCATGCTCAATTGTTTCTGGCCACAGTCGCTTGATGTGCTCCACCCAAGGCATTGCTTGGGGCGCGAGCGATACATCGGCAACTGGTCCTGGTCGAAACGTATTAAACATTTGCACCCCTTCAATTGGGAAGAATCCATCTTTCGACGCATATAGATCCTCTATCAACTCGCCTTGCCCCGGCAGCCATGTTGACCCTTCAACAACCGTTCCCGCTTCGATTCGCATCAGGTCTTTGGCTGGCGGCACGGGCGGTGGTTGCCGACCTTCGGAGGTCAGCTTGGGCAATCTCCAATGTTCAATCGGCACCATAGAGTTGACGCCTTTCGCTGAAATCATGGCGCTTAATGGTCTACACCAAAAAGCATCCTGCGAAATGTCATAAAGAAAATCGTTGTGTCGGTAGGTACGCCGAGTGCTGGTTGTTTGTTGCAGTTCGGCGAGTCGACGTAATGCTTTAAGCGCTTGCGCCTCTTCGGGCGACAGCTCGCTATCCATCTGTACTTCTTCAGCCACGGTCAATAGTCCCCGCGTTTGCTTGTTCTAATCTCTCGGAAGCTTCGTCAGCAATCCAATCTGTAAGCTCGCGCCACCCTCGCTTAGCGCATGAGCCATGATGACAACGGAACCCGCCATAGAATCCATTTTCTTGATCCGGTTCACGGATCGCGGCGCCGTTGTCGACGCCTGCGGTGTGCCCGTCCACCCAAGGGCATTGTATTTCCAGCCATCCGGATGGATCTGGCGTTGAGCGCTTGAGCATGCCGCTAAGACGCAGAAACTTGCGCACAAGGTAGTGCGCCTTGATTCGTTCTTCCGCATCGTCTGGCAGGATGCGAGGCAGTACGCGCCGCCGACCAACGAGCGACAGGCCATACAAAGACAGCAGCTCTTCGACGCTGAAGCGCTTGTCACTCAGTGATAAGAGCTTCACATCGACACCGACCGGGCCATACGCGGCTTTGTTGTTGCTGAATCCAGGAATGCGCCCGACGCGCGTTACGCTGGCCATGCCCGGGTCCTCGCCGCCGAGTACCGTATCGATGAAAGCGCGAATCAGTGCGTCAAAGCGCTCGGTGTCCCGCTCTACTTTGTCAAGGAAGTACCACCATTGCTCGTTGCCGCGTGATGTTTCAACGATTGCGGAGGGTGGGGTGTGTTCGACGCGCGAGCGCGAGACCTTCGTCCCTACGTCGTCGACCATGAACGCGACGCCGCCGGTGCAGTTCGCGGCCCGTCGTCTGTAGCTCCCATCGGGAGATACAGAAAACGCGCCAACGGTCACATACGCATTCCATCCGGTGGGGTAGCACCATGCGGCATCGCCTGTCCAGGGACGCGGCCGCCATTGCGACGACGCGGCTTTGCCTGGATCGCCTAGCACACCGCAAGTAATTAATCTTTCTTTTTCATCAAGATTTGCGCTTAAAGCGCTCAAAAAGGCTCGCGCCTCGGCTGGCCATTCTCGCCGTGCCATTTTCTCACCATCACTTCACCCAAAGGGACCGGAAGCATTGCCGTAAATCAGCAGTTTGTCCATCAGGCGAAACTTTTTCGCTTTAATGCTTGACTCATTGCGCCCAACGGCGCACTATTCACTCACGGTTCGCCCGGCAGAAAGGAGAATGATGATGGACAATGATTCACAGCTTCGCATCGAGTCCGCAAAAGCGGAAATTTTTCGTAAGCGCAGTAATGAAGGTCCTGGGCGCACATGGCTGGAGCTGGCGTGCGAGGCCGCTGATGATTACGGTCTGAATGACGCCGAGCGCATCGAGTTTTTCCGCCAGCTTGGTTGATCGATAGAAAGGAGAATGACGATGGACAAATACGAATTGCAGATGAACGCATACAACGCTGATGAGGCATATCACACTGAACTCGTCCGCGTGTACGGCAAGCAAGCTGGTGACATGCGTTATCAGCCGAGCAAGTTCACTGACGCCGCTTTGATTCGCGCCCGTGAGGAGAAGCTTGCCGCAGACAAGGCTTGGCAGGACGCGCAGTAACCATCCTTCCGACTCGTTATTTTTGTGAGCAAACAAATGATTAATGTCACCGCCGTTGAAACAAACGTTCTTAAGGCTTTGTTGTTGATCGCAGGTAAGAACGACGTTCGTTTTTATCTGAATGGCGTCTATTTCGACACCGAACACGACGCGCTTGTGGCGACTGATGGCCACAAAATGCTTTTTGTCAAACATGAGCTGCCTAAGATGCCTAAAAACGTTCGCCCGTTCATTGTGCCGCGTATTATGATTGAACAACTTCTTAAGTTTTACAAAGGAAAGAACTCTGCAGTCGTTGTATGCATCGACGCAGGCACACGCACAGACCGCTCCATAAACTTGATCCGTCATGACGGGTCTAGGGTTGGCGGGCCTGAAGAATCTGGTACTTATCCTCAATGGAGACGGGTTGTTCCGAAAACTTTCTCCGCCGAAGCCGTGCAATTTGACGCGGAATTCACGGCGCCGCTGCAAGCCGCGTTTGTGCTGATCGGAGGCGTTAAAAACAAGCCCTCGCTCTACCACAACGGCCACGGCGCTGCGCTCGCGGTCGGCGCAGACCCGACTGCCGTAGGGCTTGTGATGCCCATGCGCGCCCAGACAGACCGTGCCGCGTTCACGTCTGCCCTCAAAAACTTTGGCTTTTAACCCGATTGACATCAGAAAAGCAAAAGGGCAATATTCCAATCACGGGCCGCGCAGTGTGGCCCGACAGAAAGGAAAACGTGATGAATAATGCAATTGGTCGTTATTGGGGCTCCGCTGATTCCGCCAAGCTGACGGAATTTCAGGCCGGCGACGCGCTGATCGAATTCACGTGGAACGATGGCGCTGGCTTCGTTCAAGAGTATGCGACGCATGCCGAAGCTCGCGCCGCCCTGGCGCGCTTGGGGTTCGTGTCATGAGGCGCGCCAACACCGTGCAGGATGAAAAGCATTACCGCCAATGGCAAAACAGCGAAAAGCGCCGCCGCTTGCACCTTCACCAGCGCCGCAGGCTTTGCCGCATGCTCGGCTGGCATGTGGACTGCATTGCGACCGTCTGCGAGATGTTACAAACCCTGCGCGCCCGTCGCGCGAAATGATCAAACCCTGAGTAGGAGCAAACATGCACAACGAAAAAGTTGAATACGTACGCACTGGCCGATTCATTCAGGCCCGTGACGGATCGGTGCAGGAATTCAAGTCGATCAGCGAGGCGAAGCGCTGGTCGCTGAACTGGCAGCTGAAGAACGGCGGTCGCGGCCTCGGCAAGCTCCGCGTGGCGCGATAGTCCGCGCACAAACCAGGAGCAAACCCATGAAACCGCCACGCTATGCACTAATGATCAATAACCGCTATTGGACTGGCGACTATCACTATAAGGATGGGCCTGCGTTTTGCGACGATATCGAAAACGCCGCGCAGCTATCAATCATCGAAGTTTCGACCTATCGCAGCGATCACGCAGGACTGGCCAATGCACACATTGTCCGTCTTCCGGATGAGGTAGTTCGATCATGATGATTGTTAAGAAAATGAAGCGCGGACAAACAAAACGACTTTCCGGAAAAGCTGTTAGGTTTTCAACGAGCTTGACTGAAGGCGATTATGTCGTACATCTTTCTGGCGCCGATATCAACCAAGCGCTAAGCAAGATTGTATTAAGCTTGGTTGTTTCCAGGGGCAATCTTCAGGACATGACGCAATGGGTAGCTTTGTCTAAAAAGCTTTTCCAGACGCCTCTTGATCCAATAACGCGAACGTGCGAATCTGATCAGGCCAAGTGAAAGCCTAATAACGTGCATGGAGGTTTGCAAACATGCGCTAACCAACAAACAAAAAGTGTGCTGACTCCAGGCTGCGCCGGTTCCCCCATGCCGGCGCAGCCATCTTATAACGCGAGAATGAGAAGCAAATGAAAACCGCTATTGCAATTGTTAGCTTTTTGATGCTTGCCGGTTGCGGTGACAAACCACCAGCAACGACAGAAAAGGGCAACGTTTTGATTTCTGGCGCCAACGGCGCTGCGATTCTGACGAGCGTTGTGATGCCTGACGGTACGAGATGCGTTGCATTGGTTGGACATTACAAAGGCGCGTTGAGCTGCGAATGGAAATGAACCTCATCTTTTCAACGAGCGCGGAACTCCACTACGGCCCAGTATGGTCGAATCGCGATCACCAGCCGTTCCACTCGTACGCGGCCTGCAATCCGAGCGGCCAGCTTACTACAGCCCTTACCACGTATAAGCCATGGGTAACGTGCGAAGCCTGCAAGGCCACCGAGGCATTCCAGCAACCCGACAAATAATCGCTTTAATGCTTGACTCGTTTGCGCCAATGACGCATTATCGCGTCACGGTTCAACGTGAACCGCCAGAAAGGAAAACGGCCAGATGAAAACCGAGACATACATCACGCTTTGCCACCGCTGCAACGGCACCGGCAAATATGATCGCGGCGCATGTTTCGGTTGTCGTCAATGGGGCGCTTTTGGTTTCACTCGTCGCAAGTCTCGCCGTGGTCGCGCTGTCGTTGTGACCGCGATTCGCGACAAAAAAGAAGGGCGCATTCCTTGGATTTCGATTTACGGCGCAACGCCTGAGCAAGCGTTGAGCATCGTTCGACGAGTGCAGGCTGTGAAAGGCATCTCCGCCGCCATTACAGACACCTTACAAGCCGGTTAATTGATAGGAGCACCAATGTTTCATAAAGGCGCGCGCATCAAAACCAACGTCAAACCAACGCAGCCGCCCTTGCCGTCGCGCAAGGAGCTGCAGACGATTGAGTTCAACGTCAAATCTGAAGTCCATCGTATTGCATTGGCGAACGTCAATCGAACTTGGGCCCGGCGCTGGCTCAAGTCGACTGGCAAATGTTACTAGGAGTAAGAAAGGATGAAACGCAAAAGATTGACTCAGGCAGACATCCGGGAGGCTTTCTACAAAGCCGCCGATTCTGTGCTGAATGGTTCTTATAGCTTTTGGGGCGTGCACGTCCAACAAACGAGTGACAACGAACCAATGTGCATGTGGGCTTGGGTTGGATTTCACCTTGGCATGCATGGTAAGACGTGCAAAGAGGTTGCTGAGACGCTCGGTTTTCGTGAGGGCGAGTTATACGCGCTGGGCACCGCGCTGCGCCTTTGTCACTTCAATAAAGACGATGCTGCCGTGACGCTCCGGATTTTTGCTCATGAGGCTTACGGCTGATGCAAACGAAATACAAAGTCCTTCGGTCTGGGCGCTCCAGCATGCCAGCCAAGGCTGGCGAGACATTGTTCCCCGGCCGCGACCTGTACGGGATCGCGAGTGACGACAGCCGCATCCTTGGATTCGATGTGATTGCAGTTTCTTACAACCAGAGCGGCGAGCCGTTCTTTACCATTCCACGTGAAGACGTGGTGCAATTTCGGGAGTGATCTCATGGCCAGAATTAAAAAGAAGCGTTTGCTAAACGCTGCAAAAGCAACACGAGAAATGGAAAACTTTCACGATTTTTCTATGGGGGCTTACGGCAAGCAAACCGACCATCCCTGCGGATCGCCGATGTGCGTCCTTGGCAATTACGCGCATCGGCGCGACCTGCAAGATGCATTCAGCCTAGGAAAAGACGGTTCGTTGCGTAAGCGCGGCGGCAGAAAGGGCCTGTGGTTTGCTGACCCGTATGTACTCAATCACTTTGGCATCACAACCGAACAAGCATATGAGTTGTTTTCTACCTACGGCTGCGGTGATGCGCGCTTCGCTGGGCAAGCCGCCGACTATATTGAAAATTTCGTGAGGTGTGACGGTAAATTGGTGCCCGGCGTAAAACCAAAGGCGATCACGTCATGAGAAAGATATACAAATATAAAATCAAGTCCCTAGGCATGACAAACATTCTCATGCCGCAAGGGGCTCAGATTTTGAGCGCGCAATGGCAGTACAGCTCGCCGGTTTCCGTTTGGGCGATCGTTGATCCAAATGCGCCGCAGGTTGCACGTTCATTCTATACAGTGATGACAGACGCGCCGCCGCCTGACGATCCGCGCTATAAATTCCTTGCCACCATTCAAGAGGAAACGGAATTTGTCTATCACGTGTTTGTTCTGGAGGAATGATGCGTAATCGCTTCAGCATTCGCACCGTGGGCGACAAATGGTACGTGCGCGATAACCTCGGGGCGTATGCGCCGTCGCGCAGCTACGCACCGAGCGAGGCGCGCCAGCTGCGCAAATGGCTCAACCGGGCGCATATGGATGGTCGCTTGCGGACGGCGCGTCTTACGTTCAGGCCAAAAGCCAAAAAGGGCTCAACTAGATTAAGCGCTTGACCCGTTGACACCTATAAAGCATTTCGGCATACTGCGCACACGGCTCGGGAATTGGCTCGGGCCGGCAGAAAGGAAACCGACATGATCCGCGCAATCTCTCCCGCTGAAAACGCATCCGACATTTGCCCGACTTGTTGCCGTCGTGCCGATCAACCGGCCCGCGATCGTGATTCGAGCGGTAAGGAAACGGCGGGCTGCGTCGCGAATTTCCATAGCGGTCACTTGTTGATGCGGGATGCCTTCTGGCACAACCGACCGGAAGCAAAGCGCATCCGTGCTCAGACCCGCGCCTTTTATCTGTCGTAAAGAAAGGAGAACTACATGCGTCGTGATACTGACCCCGCCATCACTTCGGAAGACTTGGCCGCGCTGAATTTCATTCGCCGCAAGCGCGCAGATCGTGTCAGCGAGGGGCGCCCGCGTGGCGATGAATATGAACGAGTAAATCTGTGGTACCGGGTTTTTAACGGCTGCGCATGGGAGCAGCGGGAAATGTGCCGGCCGACGGACCTTGTAAAGGCGCCGAATCCCGCGCCGTTCACGGGGAAGTAACATGCGCATAGCTCGCTGGCGTTGTGCCGATGGCCGCCGCATGTTGGTCAGCGAAATGGCCGACAGCCATCTTGCAAACTCGATTGCGATGATTAAGCGCGGACATGATTACCTCGGGCGCCGGGTTGGTCGCAAGACCGCTGCGCTTCTGCCAGCGCTTGAGATCGAACAAGAGATTCGCAAGCTCAAGCGCGGCGAACGTGATTACAACAATCCTTTGTGGGGCTAAACATGTTGCGTTATATCTTGATCGCCATTAGCGGGATGATTTTCGGCGCTATGTTCCGCGTCGGAATCAAACGTAAGCCGTTGCTGCTTATTTTGTCGCTGGCCTGCATTGTCGCCGCTGCGTTGATTCCGAAGTCAGCGCACGCGCTCCAGGTCACGGTATCCGTGGCAGTCGACGACAGCTCATTCAATGAGCCTTACGTCCGACAGCTGGTCCGCGATGCCTCGGATATCGCGGGCGTCGATTTCCAGGTCATCGAGTATGCCGTTGCAGACCCTGCGCCCGGTGTATCCGACTCCGATGACATTCTCGAAGCAATGCAGGTTGCGCGTAAGAGTCAGAGCGGCGATGTGTCGTTGCTGATCAGCTCGCGGGCGCTGACCGTGGAGGGCGGCGAGGCGCTTCCTGGCGCACGGGTCTATGCCGGCTACGCCATGATTGACAGCGCGTGCTCGCAATACGCCGTCGCGGTGTCATGGCCCACGGTCGAAATGATCGCGCATGAGCTGTTACACACGATTGGCGTCACCCATGACGAAGATCCGAGCGCCTATCTGATGTCCCCTTACAGTGAAAGCACAGTCCGTAGCGAACAGACTGTGAACCAGATCACAGAATTCCCCGGCTGCAAGGTCATGGCGCAAGCGGCGCCGCGCGCCGAGCCTGCCTCGTCTGGCGGTGGTGGTGGCGCCTTTGACCCTCGCCTTGGGCTGGCACTCCTATCTCTTTTCTTCCTTCGCGATGGATCCAGAAAGCCATGAGAGACGACTTTTACGACATCCCCAAGACGATCCTGCAGGAGCACGCAAAACCGGGCATGAGCCCGCGATACGTGCACGTTAGCTCGGTGGAAGTGATTAGGCAGATGGAACGGCAGGGCTGGACGTTGGCCGCTGCAAAGGCTTCTAAGACCCGCACGCGCGACCCGCTTTTTGCGAGACATGCCCTTGATTTCCGGCAGAACAACGCGCCCGAGTCTTTCGGCATGGTGCCGCGCTTGCTGGTGATGAATTCCCATGACGGCAGTTGCAACGCCTTCGCCGCCGCAGGGTTCTTTCGACCGGTCAGCGCAACGGGCATGGTCATCGGCGATTTGTCCGCCCAGCTCGTCACCAGACATTCCAAAGTGAACGGGCATGACTTTGTTGTGAGCACGCTTAAGCTAGCGGAGGGCTTCGATAAGCATAGAAAAACCCTAGAGCGCTGGAATAAGCTGAAATTGAGCATTGATCATCGGTTGGAATATGCGCGCCTTGCGTCCGCGCTTCGGTTCCCTGACTGCGGTTTTTATAAGAGTGCTGACCTTCTGAAGTCTCGCCGAGAGGAGGAAGACGCGGTCAACCTATTGACGGTCTTTCAACGGGTGCATGAGAATGCAACCAAGGGCGGCCAGAAAGGAGTGTCCCCAAGCGGAATGAGATTTAAGTCCCGCCCGATCAAGTCGATTCGTGTTGACATACACTTCAACGTCCAACTGTGGCGAATGACTGAAGAGTTGTCCGGACTTTGGCGTTGATCCATTTCACACTTTAGAAAGGAAAATAACCATGGTGCCGAAGCTTCACGATTATCTGTTGACGGTAGATCAGGAACGACAGGCGATTGAGCTTGCCGCCACTATCAAGACACCGGAAGACGTGGCCAAGGCAGCAAGGACTTTGATTCACTTCAGGGACGCATTGGGCCATTGCGCCGAGAGTTATTTAGAGCTGGCGAAAAAGGTTCGAGAGACCCGCTTACCGCTCGTTGTTCAACAAGAAAGGAGAACTAGCAGTGATTAATTTGATTAGGAAATGGTTGCTTCGACGCGCTGAAAAACGCCTGATGGAAGCTCAATGTTATCGATATATGTGTGAGGAAGCGCATGAACGGTACGAGGTGTACGAATCATACGTGAGCCGAGCCATCGACGAAGAGCGGGAAGCCGCGCGCAGGGTTGCGAATCTATACAAACAGGTAGCGTTGTCATGACAAACGTTTCTATCAAGATCGAAATTCTATGGGGGACACCCATCGAGACCGCCGCCAGCGAGCTGTGTCAGCTCGCGGCACGCTTGGGCGTTCAGCTATACGCCGATTACAACGGTGTCGAGTTGATCGTTAACCCGAATCATTTGCCGTCCGAAGTCGTGCAGCACTATGAAGACGGTCATGAGATCAAGGAAAAGCGAGAGCGCCGATGGGATCAGGACAAAGAGCTTGGCAAGGGCGGCGCTTGGGAACGGATCGACACAACGCTGTGGACCGCACATGGCTTTATTAGCAAGCTGCCAGAGTCGCCTGACAGAAGCCGCGTATTAGATATGATCCTTCGCGAAATAAAGTTCATTGATCAACTGGCACTGTGATCCATGAGGCTCTACAGCAAACGACTTCGCGAGTTGGTCTTAGCGGGCTTGCCGCCGCTGTGGCTTTATAAGCATTCGCGCCGTCGTTATGTAGAGCAAAAGATTCTCGCGACGCCTCCGTGGGTCAGTCACAAGGAGATGATGGAACTTCAGAAGGAAAAGCTACGGGTCACTCAGGAAACAGGCGTCCGCCATGTGCTGGATCATGTTGTTCCGTTGACGCATCCAATGGTCTGCGGCCTGAATGTGCCGTGGAATCTACAGATCATTCCGCAAAAATCTAACATAGCCAAGTCAAATCACTTCAATCCTCATCAACTGGAGCTGGGGCTAAAATGAATGCCAGATATAAAGTATTAAAGGGCTCAGAGTCCGCGCACTGCTGTTTTGAGGGCACTGTGGTGGACAATGAGACGCCGCATCCTGCCTATGGGCCAGATCGGCCGTATTGGCTTTGTGAATGCTTCGATTTAAAGGACGCTGAAAAGATAGCCCAAACGTTGAACGGCGCCGAAGATTTGAAGAGCGCTGCCCGCGACGCGGTTCTATGGATATCCGGGTGCAGCCCGGGCGTTAATGGTGGTGTGGTGCTGTCTCGCTTGAGAGCAGCTTTAAAGCAATTCGAGAGGACCTGACAATGCAGAAATTTACCGTAACGCTTTTCCGATACAATCGGAATGAATGGCGCTGGAGGATGAAAGCCAGCAATGGCCGGATTTTGGGTGCCGCGAGCGAAGGCTACAAAAACCGCGCCGCTGCGATAAAGAACATTCGCACCGTTACCGGGCTAGATGTGAAGCTGTACAAGGGCGTGCGCGGCGATAACTTCACGTGGCATCGAGTAGCGCGCAACCATGTATGACTTTCAGCAAACAGGAGTGCTTTGATGCCTTTCGCAAGCGACGGCTCTACAGCCGATTTCAATGAAGCTATTGCGGAGCTTACAAAGTACAACGTTAACTTAGATGTGCTCATGCGCCCGGATAATCGATATCACCTGATCTACCCGCATGATACGGCGCGACGCGTGAATCATTTTGGGTGGCGCGTGGTCGCTACCCTTCGCATGCGGCCAGAGATAAACGTTGTCGCGCTTCGTGATCGAATGCCGCAGGAGGTTAAAAAGCAATGAATAAAAAGCCCGATAACCACGGCGCCAGCTGGACCGCCGAGGATGATTTAGCCATTATGAAATTTGTTCGTGAGCATTCAGTTGTAGTTGCCACCGATAACGTCGGCGAGCTTGCCTCGTTTCTTGGCCGCAGTCATGGCGCTACGGCTGAGCGCATCCAAATGCTTGCAACACAACGCTGCAAGCTGTTGCTTGCCATTCAAGCGCTCAAAGATCCGGCAATTGCCGTCAACCGATTGCGCGCCAAGTGTAACGGCTATCATGGCCTACCATCCTGCTCCGACCCGGAGTGCTGGATACAATGAGCAGCAAACCTAAAGACCCTGTCGTCAGGAATCTATGGGATCAGCGCCGCAAGCTGATGGACCGCGTTGCCCAGTATACGAACGCCATAAACGCATTACAGGAGCTTTGCCCGCATATCGATGAGGTCGACGTTAGCCACCACGGTAGCCCGGAGATGGTTTGTTTTGACTGCGGCAAGGGTTTGTTGCCTTAACTTTCACGCCAGTTGCATAAAATGAACGCAATAAGAAACATTCTGAACTTCAGCAACACCTACGAGCTTCCTATCGCACGTACCTACGTGCGCCATTGGGGAATGCAGGAAGCCGTTCGAGAGATTATCCAAAACGCGCTAGATAGCGAGTCGCCCTTTGAATATGAATTTGAAGGCTCAGAACTGCGCATTCACAGCCGAAACTCTCACCTTGCGCCCGAGACGTTGTTGTTAGGCAAAACGAGCAAGGCCGACGACAAAGACAGCATTGGGTCTTTTGGTGAAGGCTACAAAATCGCCTTGCTAGTTTTGGCGCGCGAAGGCTATGACGTGGACGTTCTGAACGGTGATCGCATCTGGCGGCCCTGTTTCAGGTATAGCAACACGTTCAAAACTGACGTGTTGTGCATCGAGGATTCCCCAGCGCCGCGACGCAATGAGGGCCTGAGCTTTATCATTGGCAATCTGACGCCGGAAGAGATTGCGGGAATAAAGAATAGTTGCTTGTACATGCAAGACAATGTCGGCCCGATCATCGAAACAGCGTTCGGCAAGATCCTGCGTGATCGCCGCGGCAAGCTGTACGTCGGCTCACTCTTCATCTGCAATACTCAACTGATGTTTGGCTACGACGTTAAGCCCGAATTCTTGACGCTGGAGCGCGACCGCCAGACCGTTTCTACGTTCGACTTGCAGATGCTCACCAAAGATATGTGGTTCGATTCTGAGCGGTGGGAAGAGATAGCCACGTTGATGGAAGCTGAAACTCCGGACCTTTCATACGCCGAGTATGGCGCGCCGCAGATGGTCAAGGAAGCGTGCTATCGGCTCTTCCGCCGCAAGCATCCCGAGGGAATCATCGTCAAGGATCAAAAGGAATTGGAGGCGTACGTTGAAAAGGGCATGACCAATACGGTTTACTGCGGCTCGCCCTACGGCTCGATTGTTCGCAGTCATGCCGACTACGTTGCGAAGGCGCCCGCTGTTGCGACCTCACCCGAGAGCCTTTTGCGTCAATGGTTCAGCGCCCATCGCGGCGAGATGCGAAAGGATGCTATCGTCACCTTCAAATTGATTTTGCAACAAGCTTCAGGGTGGCGGTTTAAATGATTTCATGGCCAATTGGAAACGGGGCCCGCCGTTGTTTAAACTGCAACGGCGTGTTCGGGCCTCCATGTGTCATATGTCCGACCTGCGCGATTGAGTACGGCGATGACCTGGAGATTTTCGATGAAGGCAAAGCGCAAACGCTGCGAGCATGTCACCCGGATAAAGACAGGGGCGGTCAGATGCAATTGGCCAGTAAAAGCTGACCAGTCTTTGTGCCCGAAGCACAAGGAGGAAGTAGCTCGGCGCGAGCGGTGGGAGGCTGGCGCAAAATAAATTTGCTTTTCTGCTCCATTGGCGTAGAGTACGCACATGCCCGGTGGCTGAACCGGGCCCAGAAAGGAAAAGTGCTTTATGTCAAAAGTTCGTATCTCAGATAGGCAGCTCGCATCCCTGGTAGCAGCCGGTATCTGTGACGTTTCCGAGTTTGATTCCGACGAATTAATCAAGGTTCGGGCCGCGGTCGACGGTGTAACGATTGCCGCCTCCGAGGAGGTAGCGCAGGCGCTGACCGAGCTGGCCAATGAAGCCTGCGAAATCGGTCACGACAAAACGACCGAGAAGCTTGCCGCGTCAATGTACCGCACTGACAGCCGGGTGCTTACCGCGCTTGCCGCCAGAGTTCGCAAAGAGGCCCGCGCAAATGTCTGATGACCTGCAAGCGACGATTGAGCGTATTCGCAAGATGCTTGCGCTGGCCGAATGCAACGGTGCGACCGAGCACGAAGCCGCGACGGCCGCGCGCATGGCTCAGCGGACTATGGAAAAGTACAACCTGACGCACGCTGACTTGATTAGGGCAGAGATCGAGTCTGGCCGGGAGATTGACGCAGAGCATTTCTTTTGTCGCCTTGCCGGCGGCGGTATCGCTCGCAAGGTGCCTAAATGGGTTCAATGGATGGCCTGCGCGATTGCAGAATTGAATGATTGTGTTGTTCGGGTCGCGGTAGGCAAGAATCAGGAAGCGCTGCGTATCTATGGATTCAACGGTGATCGGCAGTGCGCGGCGCAAACTTTGGTAACGGTCTATGCGTTGGCCCATCGGGCCGCTGAGAATTGCCGAGGGCGGGTTGCCGTCAACGATTTTATGAAGGGGTATGCATTAGGGGTATGCCGCAGGGTTTACGAAGCACTCGAATACAGAAAGCGAGCAATGAGTAGCGCCGCCGCTAGCGGTACGTCGCTAGTGATCGCAAAGCGTGAGGCGTTGACGCGCCAGTTGGGTGAAACGGCGAGTAAGACGCTTTCGCCGAAGATATCAGTGAGGGACGAGGCCACATTTTTGCAGGGCTTTTCCCTTGGTCGAAAGGCAAACGTAACGACGAAAGGACTTGAAGAATGCTGATTGACGATGCGCAAGAGACTGAAACGAAGATTCCGGACTACATGGCGCTAAGGAACGGTCGACGCCGCGAGGCTTGGCTTTGGCGCTGGCATCAATACGGAGGGAGCGCACATTTCCGGGCGCGTTCGGCGCCGGATCTGTGGAACTGCTCACGTGACAAGGGATCGTGTAGCGACATGGAAGACGCGCGAAGCTTTGCAAAGGGGATTTTGGTTGGCTTGGTTCTAGTGATTCCGTTTTGGTACATAATTTTCCAAATTTACAGGAGCATCTGACCATGGCTACGAAAAACAAGCTTGGGCATGACAAATTCGACAAGATGACCACCAAGCAATTGATCGAAGCATTCAATAACTTGGTGCCGGTCGAAAAGCAGGTAAGCAAGTTCCCCGACCGAAAGGTAGCGCTGCGCAAGGTGCGCGCGGCGTCGAAGAGTTCAAGCGCGCTCGTGCGGGTGGAGCGCGAAGAGACCGTCGATAAGATCCGGCTAACGTTCACCTATCCAGAGGGAACCTTGGTTGCCGAGCTGTCGCGGCGGGCCAATGAGCAGATCCCCGAAGCGCCTCATAAGCCTTTCGCCGGGACGCATCGCGCCGAAATTCGCTCAAGCCGCGTTAAGCGGGTGACGTACCTTCCACACACCAAGAAATTGAGTAAGCTGCACAAGCAATCGATAACCAAGGAAGTGCTAGACGCGATCATTGCCCATGGTACGGAAGGCGTTTTGATGGATGACCTTTCTGCTGAGCTGGGTTATCGTGCCAACGGCTTTGTACAGAAGCTTTCCGAAAAGAATCACGTAGGCATCACACTAGAGAGGCCACGCGAGGTAGATCATGGCAGCTGACAGTAATCGCAATCCAATTCGCCCCGGCGCGTCCATGCCGGGGCATTTCGAGCGCCGGTCATGATTCAATTACCGGCGATTCTCGATGACGGGTACAAATACGTCGCAGAGCTTCCAATAGGCTCAATCTGTGAGCTTGAGCAAGCTTCCGACTGCGTGATCGTACGCATGTACGACAACACGTCTTTTCGGTGCCCTGAACCAATGGGCACTATCCTGGACAAGATCCAAGCCGATCCCGATGCTAGATCCAGATGCAACAATCAACGTTGACGGCGTCGACGTTGATAGGGCGATGGCCATTGCCCACGGTCTTTCCAAATCAGCGCAACGGTCAGAAAGCGACAACGCGCTAGTCGTCTTGTCTCGATACATATGGGATCTGCGCGCAAGCCTGAATCGTGAGACCAACGCGCGGAAGATTTGCGCCACGGAAATCACCAGACTGCTACAACGGATAAAGGATCTTTCTTAATGATTATTGTCTTTGACACAGAAACTACCGGATTGCCGAAGCATCCCAAAGTACACGTCGACCAGCAACCGCGCATCATTGAATTTGGTTGTGCGGTTTTGGATTCTAGCGGAAAGCGTTTGCGCGAATTCAACACGCTGGTGAATCCGAAAATGCAAATCGGGCCAGAGATCACAAAAATAACTGGCATCACGAATGAGCAGCTGGCCACTGCGCCAACGTTCGGCGAAGTGTGGCCGGAGATCGCGCCTCATTTCGAGGGCGTCAAATACGCAATTGCGCACAATCTTCCTTTTGATAGATCGATGCTCGCATTTGAGTTTATGCGTTTTGCATTGGCTCGCGGCGAGCTGTTGACCGTTGACGAAGCAATCGATTCATTCGACCATTGGCCCGAAGAGGGCGAGATATGTTCGGCCGGCATGTTTCAGAGCCATTGGGGGCGGCGGCCTAGATTGGTAGAGCTTTACGAGTGGTCCTTGGGAAAGCCTCTTGCGCAAACGCACAGAGCCCTTGACGACGTTAACGCATTGTGTGAAGTATTGACGCACGAAGGCGTGTTCGGTGATTTGATTTTTTGAGTGTCGATCTACTAACGGAGAAAGCAGAATGCAACTACATAGCAATATCGTGATCGTTTTCGGACCAGAGAACAGCGGCGCAATCGAGCACTCCGAGGAGCTGCGCCGGTTCTACAAATGCAAACGAGTGATGTCGATTCAGCGCGCGCTGGCCGCGCCTGAAGACTTGGAAAGCGATACGCTGATCATCGCCGAAGAGAGTCAACGGGCCGCGATCAAGATCAGCGGCACGCCTTACAAAGTGATTAAAGCAGCGGAAGCGCTGGCGGCGATTGGCGTCTAGTCATGAGCCGATACACTGAAAAGCTAGACGCAATAGAGGCGTGCCAGCCGTTTGACGAGCATCGCTGCGAATTCGAGCCACTAGAGCCAAACGTTGAATATTGCTCGATTTGCGGGCGGATGCGCCAAAGCAAAAAGGCAATTGAGGCGGTCTAGTGTATCGGTGGCGATGCTGGCGTCGGGCATGCAAGCGGCGCGGCTGGAGAAAATCCACAAAGGAGAAACTCCCGCCGCGCTGCTATTGCTGCAAAAATCGAATGACGCTTGATCGTTATCGCACGTCGAAGCGAGAAAGCAGAAAGTCAAACTGCTATTGTAGTGTGGTAGAGTGGCAGCCGCACAGAGCTGGATATTGTAAAGCACGAGAAAGGCGAGAATATGAGTTATCAGTCATCGAGTGGAAAGCGCAGCAACGAGGCGCGGCGTAGCGAGATTTTGACGCGAGTGGATAAAGCGCTAAGGGAGAAATATTCCTTGCGCCTTGGTCAGCCGCAGCCCGCGCCTAAACCGCATTTCGCTTTGCATGTTTCCTATATGTCTAATTGGTGGTGGGTTGAGCGCGTTTCATCGCGCCCTGGCGTTGGTCTCGGTTGTCCTACGTCGAAGCGCGCTATCTATGAAGCCACCGAGGAGTGGGCATGATGAAATACGCTAAATATATTGGTACGCGACCTGAGCTGCGCGGACGCAAGGCACTCTTGTGTCGTGACCCTCGCAGTCGTCGACATGTTTTTGCTCAGTTCAATCTGAAATTGTTAACTAATCATTGGGACATCGCAGAGCGCGATCGCTTGATTGCTTTTTATTGCTTCGGGTGGCATCGGTTTAAGCGCTCGGAGTTCACGCGCGACCGTTCACGTAGTCAGGCCGAAGGCCGCGTTGGGCTGTGGTCGCGGACATGGGATCGGCCGGGCCATGCGAAATTCATTGTTTTTGACGAACTCGAATCGATTGACGACAAAATGTTAGCTAATCTCGCGGCGCAGTCTGAGCCTTGGGAAAACGGTGAACTGGGCCGCAGCATGGAGCATGCGCGCGTTGTCAGAGATGAAGTGTGGGAAGGTTTTGACGAATCTTGATTGATGCCATGATTGTTCTTCTCGATTACATACTTGGAGCATCCATCGTTAGCGGCGTTAGCGTTAGCTTGCTAGCTTCAATCTATGTGTTGATCCACGAAGAAGTAAGACTTTTCTTCAACCTTGGCACAATCATCATTGCTTACTGCGCTATTCCGCTGATGATCTTTTGCGCAAGCATCTTTATCTATGTCGTGATCTTTTTTCATGACTTGTTTACGAGTGGCGTGCAATGAAGAAAGATAAGCCGCGTTACCGGTGGGTACAAGCTAGATACAGTTGGGTTGGCTTGTTCAGTAAAAAGCATCGTTACCGGTGGGTAGAGGATAGATACAGTTGGGTTGGCTTGTTCAGTAAAATGCAGCACCGAAAGTTTCCGGCGGTTTTGTTCCCTGCCGACCCTAGACCTATAAAGATTCGCCCGTCTAGCTTCCCCTATATACCTTACCAGTCTTCACCAAGGTATAAAGCAAAAGCAGGCTTCTGCGAAAAGTGCGAAGACTATGACATGTACTGTATCTGCGATGAAACATAAACCCCGTTACCGTTGGATCGAGTCGCATGGGGCGTGGCTGAAGAACACGCGACGGCCTGATCGTTTCATACACTGGCCGCTGTGGCTATTTCCTCTTGAATTAATAATCAATCTGCCGCCATCAAAGTACGCGCAGCTAGTCTCATCAGATCCAAAGAATTGCTCGGTCTGCCTCCGTTACCTTGCCTACTGTGAGTGTTGGAATGCTTCCACAACTGAGAATACGCACTGAATTTTCCTTCCGCGAAACATTCGCGCCCGTCAATCGAGTTGTTGAACGCCTGAAGCAGATCGGCGCCCCCGGCGCCGGCATCGTCGACGGCGGCACGTGGGGCCACGTCCGGTTCGCGAAGGCGATGGAAAAAGCGGGCATGCAACCGTACTTCGGTACAGAGCTGGCCGTAGAGAAACCGGACGGCCGAAAGCCGCTCGCGTGGTTTCTGGCGAACGACCTGCCGACGTTCTACCGATTCAGCAGCGCCGCGCGGCGCCCTGGCGCCGACGTGGAAGCTTTGGCGGCGGAATGCGAAGGCGTTTTGATTCGATTCGCTGGCGCGGCCCTCACGGACCCGGAAACGTTCGATTACGTTGACCTGCAGCCCGCGAGCCCGTTCGAGCAGCGGCAACGCCTGAAGCTGGCCGCGCGAACCGGAAAGCCTATCGTGCTGACCGGCGACAACGCCTACGCGGCGCCGAGTGATTACGATGCATACATGGGCATCTGCGGCCGTGAGAAGACGACGCCACAGCACATCCTCGCGCCGGAGGAGTTCCGCGCTCAATTCAAAATCCTGAGCGATGACCAGTACGCGGAAGCGATCCGCAACACTTGCGAGGTGGCCAAGCATTGCGCCACCTCGCTGCGTAAGGCGCCGCTGATTTCCGTCGAAGGCGATTTGCAGACACTGGCCTACGCGGGCCGCGACCGTCGTTTGCGCCTTGGTCATCTGAAGTCATGGACGGTTCAATACGAAGAGCGCTTAGAGCGCGAACTGCAGTTGATCGAGCAAAAGAACTTCAGTAGTTATTTCATTGTGGTGGCTGACCTGATCAATTGGGCAAAACAGCGCATGCTCGTTGGTCCTGGCCGCGGATCGTCGGCCGGTTCGTTGCTGTGCTATTGCATCGGAATCACGGAGGTTGATCCGATCCCGCACGGGCTTTTGTTCGAGCGCTTTATTGACGTGACTCGCGCCGACTTGCCTGACATTGACATCGATTTCAGCGATACGAAGCGTGAGCAGGTTTTTGAATATCTCGCCGATAAATACAATAAGCAAAACGTTGCGCGCCTTGGAAATATCAATACGCTCAAGCCAAAGTCAGCGCTGGCCGAAGTCTGCAAGCGATTCCAGATCCCCGACCACGCGAAACATTCAATCGCCAACGTTGTGGGCGATACGTTCGTCGGATCGGGTGACAGTCTTTTCGGCAACGTGATCAAAGATGCGTTAGAGAACTCAGAGCCTGGGCGCGCGTTCACTGACTCTTATCCGGTGGCCGCTGGCATCCTGCCGCGCGTCGAGAACCATACATGGCACACGGGCGTCCACGCTGCCGGCGTGCTCGTTTGTAATGATCCGGTGACAGAGTATTGCACCGTCACCGGCGAAGGCATCGCGCAAATTGACAAGCCAGACGCGGAATATTTGAATCTGCTTAAGATTGATGCGCTGGGCTTGCGAACCCTAGGCATCATTGAAGATTCTGGAGTAGTGACAGGAGAGGAACTTTATGCGCTCAAATTGGACGACTCTGAAGTATTCCGTATCTTTAATGAAGGCAAGTTCAGCGGCATCTTCCAATTTGAAGGCAGCACCCAACGCACAATTACCAAAGCCGTCGACGTTAAAGACTTCGGGATGTTGGATCACCTTACCGCGCTTGCGCGCCCAGGTCCGTTAGGCGCTGGCGCTGATCAACGATACATCGAGCGCAAGAACGGGCGCGAAAGACCGTCATACGCACATCCAGCATTGAAACCAATTCTAGGCGATACCTTGGGGCTTGTTCTGTATCAAGAGCAGGTCATGCGCATCGTTCGAGAGATAGGGAATTTCAGTTGGGAAGAAACGTCAGCAATTCGCAAAGCTATCTCACTGCGCAAGGGCGCCGAGTTTTTCTCCAAGGTTATCGATAAATTCATTGAAGGCGCCGCAGCTCATGACATCGACCGCAAGGTAGCGCGCCAGATGTTTGAAGACCTGCAATCGTTCGGCGTATACGGCATGAATAAATCGCACACTTGCGCTTATGCCGTTATCAGTTATTGGTGTGCCTGGATGAAGCGCTACCATCATCTTGAGTACGCCGCCGCGTGCTTGAGATCTGCGAAAGACGAGGATCAGACATACTCAATCCTTCGTGAGCTGGCCGCCGAAGGCGTTGAATACACCGCGTTCGATCTGGAGCGCTCGCAACTGCATTGGTCGGTGTCGACGGACGGTAAGCTAGTCGGAGGCTTTCAAAATCTCGTGGGCTTCGGTCCTGCAAAGTCAGCTGCAGCGGTAGAGGCTCGCGACGCAGGGAAGATTCCGCCAAAGATGCTTGAGCGAATCAATAAAGCAGAAATTCGTTATGCGCAATTGCGCCCGATTCAAGCGGCTTATGGCGATATCATTCGCAATCCGGAGTTGCACGGTTGCCGCCCCGGTTCGGAGGTTTGCTTTATTGAGCAATTGCCCGATAGCGGCAGTGTGTTGCTGATTGCCAAGCTTGTGAAAAAGAAGCTGGGCGACCTAAACGACGCCTTTCGAGTGCAGAAGCGCGGGCGCATGGTGCGCGGTCAATCGATCTTTGTAGATTTGACCGTTGTGGATGACACCGGCGGGCCGCTGCTGTGCCGAATTGATCGTGATGCGTTTGACCTTTTTGGCCGAAAGGCTTTCAGCAATCTGCAGACCGATGACGTTCTCATGATTCGCGGCGAGCGAATCCCCAATTTCAATATGGTGAAAGTCATTCGCGTAAAATGTTTGAATAACCCAGAGGCGTTATGAGAAAGAAAGAGCAAAGGCTGTGGGATCGCATGAGGCGGAATATATCCATGCGAATGGAACGCATAGAAAACATTGCCGGCGTGGGGACGCCTGACGTTTTCCTGCTCTCGGATCGCACGGGCCGCTTGCATCCGGTCGAGTTAAAACAGGTTGAGAAATGGCCAACGCGCATCACTACGCGCGTCCTTGGCAATGAAGGCTTAAATCAGGATCAAAAGAACTGGCATCTGGACTACAACCAGCGCGGTGGAACAAGCTTTATTCTTGTCGGTGTTAATTTAGACACTTTTCTTTTTCACGGTCGCACGCACGACCAAATCAATGAATTTACATTTTACGGCTTTCAAGAGTACAGCTTGTGTCATGGCTGGTCTTCGATTTCTAAGTATCTGAGGGAATTTGATGAAAACTGAACCGATGAGCCAACAACGCACCGCGCGTAAAAAGATGCGAGGCGAAAAAGGCTATGCGCTATTCATGGAGCAAGGCACTGGTAAGACATGGTGCCTGCTGGCCGATGCGGAGGAAATGTATAACGCCGGCCTGATCGACGCCATGTTTGTTTTGACCCTCAAAGGCGTGCATACCAATTGGGTACGCCGCGAGATTCCGACGCACCTTGAGGTCGCGCACATAGCGCGAGCATGGCCATCAGGCAGTAAGACAGTAAAGAACATGCGCAAGGTTGAACAGATTTTCGCTGCGCGCGGTTATGGGATGCCTGCGCCGCTTCGTATTCTCACCATGAACTTTGAAGCGCTACTCACCAAAGACGGATTTGCATTCGCTCAGAAGTTTCTGCAGCTAACACGCGCCGTTTTTATTTTGGATGAAAGCGAGCGCATCAAAAATCCAACCAGCAAAACGACCAAAGCTGTAATGGAGCTGCGCAAGCTGGCCGCGTACGCGCGCATTGCCACGGGCACGCCGATGGATGTCCCGGTCGATATCTTTCAACAGATGCAGTTCCTGGAGGAAGGTTGCCTAGGGACAAACAGCTATCGCGCATTCGTTGCTGAATTCGCGCATCTGGAGGACATGAACAGTCGCCAGATGCAAGGACTGATCAAGAAAAATCCGCGTATGGTTCACGCGCAGATCGTGAAGACGGATTACAACGGCTGCAAAATGTGGCGCAACCTTGACAAGCTGCGTGACATGGTGCTCAAAAAAGCATTCCGAGTTCGCAAGGAGGACTGCCTAGATCTGCCGCCGAAGGTCTACAAAAACCACTACTTTACGTTGGAACCGGCACAGCGAAAAGTGTATGACCTCATGGCCACACAGGCCCGAATCGAGCTGCAAGAGGGCGAGCAAACCGCCGTGCATCGCCTGTCGGTCTACACGAAGCTACAGCAGATCACGAGCGGTTACGTCATCGTGCCAAGTCAGCGGGTCGGCATGCCCGCGACGCTGCAATACCTGGGCGAAAATGCGCGATTGACTGCGCTGATGGAGCTATTGACAACGCTGCAGGGTTCAACGATCATCTGGGCTCGATTTCGAGAAGAAATCGAAGCGATAACGCGAGAATTGAAAAAGGCAAATCTGACTTATTGTGAATACCACGGCGACATCAAAGCGGCAGAGCGCGAAAAAGCGATTGACGGTTTCCAGTCTGGCGCGTTTCAGGTCTTTGTCGCCAATGCAGCGGCCGGCGGCGCCGGCATCACGCTTACTCGCGCGCAAAACGTCATTTACTTTTCCAACACTTTCCGCTACCGCGAGCGCGCCCAGTCTGAGGACCGGCCGCACCGAATCGGCCAGACCAAAACGGTGTTCTATATCGATCTGGTCGCCGAGGAAACTATCGACGAACCCATCGCCGCCGCGCTCCAGCGCAAGGGCCAGAATGCCGGATTGGTGTTGGGTGATCGAGTCGATGTGACCGGCGATGACCTTCTCGACAAGTTTATTTTTGATTCTTTGATTTCTGATAAGGACCAGAGTGCTTATGCAAATGCATACGAGAAAATGCTTCGCCCCGCAGATTCCATCGCGGTTTGACCGTGGAAGTGGTCTGTGGGTGCCTACCATCAACATGGCGCCCGCGCGCGAACATGGCGAGCTTATCGAGCTTTTGCCGCCCGAGGCGTCGCGGATGAGCATTGCGCCGTTGATGGCGGCGCTGCGTGAACGTATGGACAATGAATTTAACGACGGCGATTACATGATTGCGGTCGGCGACCCGTCCATCATCGCAGCGGCGTGCATCATCGCGGCCCGAAAGTCCGGCGGCATCATGCGAATTCTGCGTTGGGATCGTCAAACCTCGTCATACATGCTGGTTGAGGCGCGGCCATGAACGAGATTACAGAAAACTTTATTGACGAGATTGCGCAGGACGCAGCCCCTGCCGAAGTGTCTGCCGTGAGCTTGGCCGAGATGATTGATACGGCCGAGCGCATGCGCTCAGAAGAGGCAGAAGTAGCGCGGCTTACAGCGGAGTTGAAAGAAGCGGCTGCAAAGCTGCAGAAGACTCAGACCGAGGATTTGCCTACGATGATGCTTGCATCGCGCATGCTCGCATTTAAATTGCTAGATGGCGGATCAATGGAGCTGCGTCCTGACCTTCACTGCGCGATCACTGAAGCCAATAAGCCCCTTGCGTTCAAATGGCTGGAGACAACCGGCAATGGCGGAATCATCAAAACCGCTGTAGTCACCGAGTTTGATCGTGACGAGCATGAGAAAGCGAACGAGTTCATAGAAAAAGCTCAAAAGCTGATCCCTGATAGGCTGGTAGAGCTGAAACAGGGCGTACATGCGCAAACGCTTAAAGCATTTGTCAAGGAGCAGCGCGCAAAGCCGGGCAACAAATTCCCGGACGAGCTTTTTAGCGTGCATCCGTTCAATAAAGCTGTATACGTGCCGCCGCCGAAAAAGCGGGCACGTAAGGGTTAACGTCCATCGGTACGATACCGATATAACTTGTGTCAATTGAGGATTGTTAGAAATGGCTAAGGCAAAGACCACAACCAAAGAAACCACCGCAGCCGGCGAGCCGACGAGCGAGAACACCGCGCTGGCGCATCGTCAGACCACAGCGCTTGCCGCTGCCGCCGATTTCGGCGACTTCGCAGCCGATGCCGGCATTGGCTTGGAAAACGCGGACGCTGATTCTTTTGCGATTCCGTTCCTGTCGGTGATTCAGAAGGGCTCGCCGCAGGTCGACGAGACCCACCCCAAGGCCGCGTTGGTCGACGGCGCCAAAGCCGGCATGTTCTGGAACAACGTGAGCCAGAAGTTTTTCGATGGGAAGACCGGCGTTCGGTTCGTGCAGGCAGCATTCCGTCGCGTGTTCATCCGTTGGGGTTCGGAGGCGAGCGGCGAAGGGTTCAAGGGCGAATTGTCCGTGGAAACCGTCAAACAGATGATTGATCGCCGCGAAGCTCAGCCGATCGGCAATCGCCTTTACGTCACTTTGCCCGATGGCACGGTTGACGAAGAGCGTAGCGACCGTCTTTCTGATACGCGGAATCACTTCATTCTTGTTGACGACGGCACCGGCAATTGGACTCAGGCGCTGTGCTCGCTTAGCTCCACTCAGATCAAACAGTCGAAGCAACTGATTGCAGCGCTGGCCGATGTTCGCTTCACCACTAGCGAAGGCAAAAAATTCATGCCGCCGACGTTCGCGAATGTCGTACGCGCCACCACGGTTCCCGAGTCGAATGACGAGGGGTCATGGTATGGCGTGCGCTTCAAGGTTGAGGATGATCTGCGCAACGTTCTGGATGGCGCCGAGGTGTACAAGGCTGCGAAGGCGTTTCATCAGCAGATCGTGGCCGGCGAAGTAACGGTCAAGTACGAAGGGCCCCGCGGCGAAGACGCTGCGCCGGCAGGCTTCTAACTCTCACGGGCCCGCCCCTACACGGGAGGAAATGACCTGCCGGGCAGCGTCGCTGACGCCCCGGCCGGGCCCACCTTCGAGATATCATGAAAGATCAGAACGGCAACGAGTACAGCTTTACAGCTTCCAAGGAATTTTCTTGGGGCGTTGCGCGAATCATTAACGAGGGGGCCGCACTCGGCTTCGTCATGTGGTATCGGAAACGCGCTCACGCTTCGGCGTATGCGCGTGATGTGCTCAAAAATTCATACGCAATTATCCGAGGTTGGGAACTATGAGAATTCTAATTCTGGCGAGCAGCTTACTATCGGTCGCGGCATTCGCGGGTGCCCCGTCCGACCCGCCAGCAACGTACGTAGAGCGCTCCGTACAGCTCCAGGGGCAACAGCAGGCACAAGCCGCCGAGGCCGCAGCGGACGCGAGCGCCCGTTCTGCGTCCAATTCGAGCGCTACCGGAGGCGATGCGACGGGCGGCGCCGCCGACGCCCGCTCAAATCAGGCCGTCAGCCTCAATACCGCCGCGCAGGTTGGGCTTTTGTACCTTCCGGCCGTCATTCCCCCGGCATGCGGCGCGGCCGTCTCAGCGGGCCACAGCAACACGCACAACGCAACGGCGCTAGGCGTGGCCTGGACCACGGAGCGGTGCTGGTCTGTCGTGGTCGCGACCGATTACGAGCGCATGGGGGATTACGAGACCGCTTGCGAATTGCGCAAAGACGTGGTAAGGCGCCAGCTGAAACGCCTAAAGCGAAAAGTCGATTGCGCTCAGGTCGCCGCCTCGATTCGCGCGAGCCTGGAAAAGCAATCGAGCAGCGCCGCCCTTGTGCCGCCCGAACTGGATTCGCGGTATGTGACGCAAGAGCATCTGCGCCGAGCATTTGAAGCGGCACAGAAGAAGTAACCGATACGATTTAGCGCGCGTACCGGGACGCCTAGCATCGGTCCCTCGGTGTCAAGGCACCTTCACCCGGTACGCGCGCGACCTAGAAAGGAGATTTTTCAATGGCGAATGTTATCGACCAGATCAGCCGAGAATCTGTGCTGATGTCTCAATTGGCGCGCGAGTTAGATAAATATTCATGGATGAAGCTTCGCGCAAATGATTTATTGAAAGAAGGTCAACTACCGACCCTTACCGTCGATTGGCGCTCCGGTTCATCACTACCAGGGCACCACGAACTTGCTAAGGAAGTTTCGGCGGTAGCATTGAGCATGTTCCCGGTTCTTGTGCAAAATGCCTTGGAGCGCGCCGAGCAACGCATTGCTCGTTGCCGGCAAGCACTGGAGCATTTCTATGCGACAGGAGAATAAGCCACGCAAAATGTTTTGCTGGCAGTGCGGGCGTTCGCTTTGCTATGTCAATGGAGCGCCCGTTTTTAAGCTCGTCACGTTGCCGGGTGGCAATCAGGTCAAAGTACATCGGCAGTGTGAAAGCAGCGCCGTCAATTACCAACGTTTCGACACAACGCCCGAGCCGGGCGAATACTATCCACGCAAGAGAGGTCAAATAGAATGAATTTTGGACGACTGGCAATGGAGATGCTCGAAGGATTGGATACGACCATCAGTGCTTGCCATGACGCATCCGTCAAGGGCGGTTGGTGGCATGATCCGATCACCGGGGAACCGCTCAAACGGAACAAAGGCGAAATGATTGCGCTGATTCACTCGGAGCTGAGCGAAGCGTTGGAAGGCGCTCGCAAAGATACGATGGATGACCATTTGCCACATCGTAAATCCGAAGAGGTCGAAATGGCTGACGCTGTAATCCGAATCTTCGACTATTGCAAAGGTCACGGGCTTGACGTTGCGTCTGCACTGATTGAAAAGCTTGCTTACAACGCACATCGCGCCGATCATAAGCCCGAGAATCGCGTCAAGGCTGGCGGCAAGAAGTTCTGAGGAGAATTTAATTATGGCTGTTTTGCCTTTGTTGTTTTTCATCATTGGGATTGTTTTGATTTTCTTGAGCCGAAAGGTTTTCAAAGAAACGCGAGCGAAGCCCAACCATGGTTGGGTTGATTATTGCTTTCCGGTGATGATCTTCCTTTTCGCAATTCTATCTATCATCGTCGGTCTCGCCGCTTTGTTAGCTTAGAATTTCGTCTGACCGGATGCGATGGATTCAATGTACGCTTCCATCGCATCCGCATACTCATTGCATGCAAGGACCTGCGCGGCCTGACGATCGGCAATCCGGGTCATTTCGACGAGGTCGGGCGCAATGTCTCGCGAAGGCGCTGCAGAAAGTTCGTCTCCTGCGGCGCTTGCTTGATGATCGCGGGCGGCGCTGGCGGCATCGGGCACACTGCCGGGCGCTGTGACGCACACCCTGACAGGACCAATGTCAGCCAGAGCGCTCCGATACCGTTCTTCGAGTAGCCTTTCGCGGCGCGCCGCGGCCTCGTTGATTTGTCTTTCGCTCTCGACGCTGTCACGTTCCACCTCTCTGACATATTCGAGCTGTTTGACCAGCGCGGCTTGCGTGCGCTTCGTTATTTTCTCGGTGGCATAGTTGTATCCAAAGACCCATGAGAGAACAACGCTCGCCCCGAAGGCCGCTGCAATTAATCCAGTCCGTTCAAGCACAAGCTCTGCTCCGATTGACGACGGATGACCAAGCCGCGAAGCTCGCGACCGCCCGCCTTGGTCCAGTATGGAAGCTGATTGCACGCGCCTTTGATGTCGCCGGCTCGTAATCGAGTCAGCATGGTACTGTGGCGCCCGCTCTTGAGATATACGAAGCCATCCTTGACGCCCGGGCCACCGGGGCCTACGTTGTAGATGAAACTCAGGAACGCCGCGTGCGCTTCGTGGCTCATTTCGTCCTTGACGTGATCCGGAACCCAACGCTGGAACGTATCGTCAGCTTCGATGATCGCGGCCAGCGTCTTGGCGTCGCAGTCCGCATCGGTGGCGATATCGCCGAGCTTGACGCCTTGTGTCCAGCCCTCACAGATCGTTGGGATTCCAATCGGGTCAACGTAGGCGACGAGCGAGCGGCCCTCAAAGTATCCTACGACGGTTGCGGCAATGCCTGCCGCGCCAACCGCTCCGAGGGCCGCCAACCGGCCGGCAAGGGGTCTAGGCTGCGTCACTTTTGTCCTCCATTATCGCTCGCATCCTGGCCCGATGCTCAAGGCGCCGCCATTCGTGTTCTTCGGTCTCACGTAAATGGCGGCGGCGCGCGAAAAAGTAATTGACCAGGAAACCGGCAATCGTGAAAAACACGCCGATGATGATCGCCGCATCGGCCGACGCCAACCAACCGTAGATAGCAGCGAGCATGCCGCCGTAGGTTGTCCCTGACCCAACTGTCGAAGCTGCTTTATCCACTTTTGCCGCCGTCAAATCATGTGTTACAAAATGCTGCCTGAGTCGCATGACATAATCCTCGCGCGTCCTGGGGTTGCAGTGACAACGCGGGCCACACGGTTCAGGGTCCCGGCCAGCATATTACTGATTTTTACGCTTGCTCCAATAGCGCAACTCGACGGCGCAAATTCTGGATTTCCTTGACCAACATGGGAATCAGCGAGCCCGGATCGAGCGCCCAGGGCTGATCAGGGTTTTCCTCAGTAGGCTGTTGAATGACGGCATGCGGCGCGATCATGTTCAGCTGTGGCGCGAGAAAGCCAAAGGGCACGTGCCCTTTCCCGTCCTTCCAATCGAATGCGACCACGTTCATTGCGTCGATATGCGCGCCCGCATCCATCGTTGACGCTTCAATGTTTTCTTTCAAGCGCGGATCGGACGGACTTGCTGTGAGCGGGACGTTGTTGATGTACAAACCATGTGCGTTCAACGTGCCGCCGCCGCGCAAGCCACCGGTCGGCGTGCCGATGGCGGCGCCAGTCGCACAGATAACCTGGAAAAAGCCGCCGTCAACAAGTAGGCCCCAACCGCCCGCGCCGCCAATTTGAACATGCGCGCCATAGACGCCGCCCGCTTGCCCGTTGCCAAAGAAACCTCGAAGCGTTCCATTGCCATCATTCATTTGAATGATGCCAGTTGTAGTTGTGGTGGGTGGTGGATAGATACGGACACTAGCGCTATTGCTCGATGCTTCCGTCAGTTTGATTGCAAATGAAGTAGTCAATACAATAGGAATGAACCCGCCTTCTGCGCGTTCCTCAAGCGTTGTCACATCGTCTTCTAGCGCTTCAATCAAACCATTGAACTTGAGAAAAGCAGCGCGCGGAGTCTCGCCGCGTCTGCCTCCTGGCTGTGGCGTGTCAACGTCAACCACAAATGCATCATAATCAGCCATCTTCTTAACCCTCTTCCGGTGTTTCTGGTTTGACCCTGACAGTCACACCATCAGCATCAATAAAATTTCTCGTCGGGTCCGTTTCGACTTCAATCATTGCTTCCCAAGGAAACATTTCAGGCTTGGGCTGATCTTCATCCGAGAGAATGACACAGCAACGGATCACGCCGGTCGCTGGATTGAAAACTGTGTATGGATATTGTTTCATGGCTACTTTTTGTTTTGAAAAATCTTGAAGTAAACAGCTGGCGCAACGATGGATAACGCCGGGTTAGGAGGTCTGCTTACCTTAATACGATAGGTAATCACTCCCACCCCGGGATTATCAAAAAACTCAAATCTGGAGTTATCTCGATCATAGCCAGAGCGTAAAACTTCTGTCTCAACGCTTCCGACGACCCGATAAATATGAATCAATTTGCCATTAAAATCACCTCGCCAAATAGGCGGATTATAATCAGACAAAAGGAATGATAGAGAAACGACAGTCCCGGTTGAATTGATAGCTTGAGAAAAAATAGTTATTTCAAATGGCCCAACGGGATTTTCCGGATCATATCCAGGAATATTAGGTACAGCGCCCAACGCCTGCGATGCCACAATCATCGTGGTCACTGCGCCGTCGGCGATCTTGATCGTGTTGACAGACAAGTCCTGAATAAAGGCTGTGCGGAGGAACGCCGTATCATTGGCCACGTCAAAAACGAACGGAGTGTGAAGCGTGCCGTTCAGATTGTTAACAAAGGCGATGGTGTCAGCCATCATGATAATTTCAGATCGCGGCGAACCGTCTTCACCAATAGCGGCGCCGAGAGCGACGCCAGTTTGCACCACGCGACCGTCTCCGCGAACCTCCGCTTTAATCTGATACGTAGCTCGCAAGCCTGTATCCAAGTCAACGACAGCTTCAGCGGTTTCCTCAACTACCGCTTCCATATCTTGGACTTGGGCGGCAACCGTCACTTGATTGCGAGCAAGGGCCGACGTTGCGTTGGCCTGCACAATTTGCTCTTCACGAATGCCGGCAATTGATTCTCCATACTGAGCGCCTATAGAGCGAATCTTTCTCGCTTGCCGAAGGTCGCCCTCGTTGATCATGCTGGTATATGTGACGGTGCCAACAAATGTTTCTTCCCCGTCTTCATCGCCGGCATACCATGTCCCCTCGCCGTCGCCGGCCAGCAATCCTTGCATTTCCTCAATGATGCCTTCGGCCGCATCGCCGGTGATCTCTTCGATCAAACCGGGAGCAAGGTGACTTTCATTAATCTGACCTTCGAGGTATTCAAGAATGGTGTCTGGGTCCTGATCAGGTTGCCCATGAACGCCAGCTGATGTTTCAAGCGGAAACCACGGGCCAGCTAGACCATTCTTATCAATGATCCGGCCCCAAAACCACATCTCAGTCGAATAGCCCAGCCCGAAAAGTGTATATGTATTGGTAGGATATGACGCCTCCGTCAACAGATAGGAGGCGTCAAAGTCATTCGTCAGACTGGCGCGAAGCTGTACCTTTTCAAAAATGTTTCGTCCAGGCGGATAGGCCCAGTCGAGGCGAATGGCCATAACTAGGCCTGTGGCTGTCAGCGTAGCAAGGGCCGGGGGCTCGCCCACGATGCCATCGAGCGGCGTCACTACCGAATACACCCACGGGCTGGCAATATCAAAAGAGTTCAGCGCTCGCACGCGAGCCTCATAATCGCCAGCGTAGATATCCTGCAATTCAACGTTCAGTGAACCGGTTCGCGGCAACCGCACCCACTCGTTGTTATTGCGCCTCCATTCAATCTCATACTGTACGGCGTCCGGCGCCGCCTCCCATGCAATCACGCCAGTCGTGCGTGCGATGCCTTGAGAGATGATCGAAAAACTAGTGATTGTGACATTGGTCGGCGGCGCCTGAACTCGTGCAGGAATGACAGTCACCGGCAAGGGCTCTAGGCGCGTGCCGTGGTCGATAGCGTCATACTTTCCAGGATGATGAGCAATCGCCTGAATCTGAAACTCGATTCCGGTCACTTCGCGCACGGAAATCACTCGGAAGTATTGCGCGACCAAGTCTTCAGCGTCGATCAGCCATTGACCTTGAACAGTCGGCGGCGTAGTAAATGGAACAGTCACAGTGACAACGCGGCCAGCTCGCGACAGTACGGTACGAGTCTGCAGCGTTCCATCAGGCAAAGTCGCGGTAAACTGGCCGCCCGGTGCAATCTCGCTGTCGCGATCAATGGTCACGGTAGTGGTGGTCGACGCAATGACGATGCCGCCCAGGCTGCGACCGGCGCGATGCTTGTCAGCGATGCGGATGATATTGCCCGGTTGCGGAATGACACCGTCCAGGCCCACGGTGAAGCCGACGCCGCCCGTTTCCATCAGGCTCGTCAACAAGATGTAATTGCCTACGCGCTGCGCTTGGCTGCGAGACGTACATCCGAGCGGCGACACCGTGATTTTCTGCACGCCATAGCGCCGGATGCCTTCGTCATTTTCTACCGGCTCAACTTTCGCGCGCGAGAAGTCATCCGGATCGTTCCAGGAAACAAGCGCAACGGTCTTTCGGTTATGTCGAGGCGAGCCGGTATATTCAAACCTTCCGCCTTTGACTTTGGCGTTGGTGTACATATAGACTGGATCGGTAGGCATATCCGCGCTGGTGTAAATAAGCCCGGATCCCCAATAGAGAATGCCGCGAAAGATCGCCGCGAAGTCCTGCATAACCTTAAGCGCTTCGGCCGCCTTCTGCAGATACACGTTGCACACAAAGCGCGGTTCCATGCCGCCATTTCCATCAGGCACAAGCTCGTCACAATACCGCCCGATCTGATACAAAACGTATCTATCCAGCATTGCGGGCGTTACCATCTCCCCCAGGCCATAACGATCTGACATCGCCATGTCATAAAGGACCCAGGCAGGGTTGTTAGAGAAGCCGCGAATAAATTGACCGTCCCATGTGCCGGTATAGGTGCGCGTTACCGGGTCATAGTTGGACGGAATGCGAATGAACAAGCCGCCCCACTTATACGCGCGCGTGGGAATGCTGCTGAACTGCTCGGCATTGATCTGAATACCAACCAATGCGGAATTGGGATAACGCAGTTTTGCGTCGATCACTTCGGTGATTGACTCGACAACGGTTCGATTCTGTAGGGCCGAATCCGTTGAATCCGGCGTCAATCTCACCACACGAACCGTCCACCCGGTTGTAGCTGGCGGCAGTTCAACGCGATGCGTCCGGACGTAACCTGTCGTATTCTTGCCATTAAATGCGCTGATGACCGCCTGCGTAAATGCGCCGCCATCGGTTGACAGATCAATCCTGTATGCCACGTATGCGCCCGTCCGGTCTCCGTTCTCCGTGTTGACGCGCATCAATGTCGGCGTACCGATCATGATGCGAACGGCCGATAGCTGCGTATTGGTGATGGAGCGATTCCACGGCGTTGTCGTGGTCAGCTCAACACCAACCGGCGTTGTCGCTTCAATGGATGGAAAGCCGGGAATGTGCGACTGGTCCTGCGTGCCATGCCGATGGTCGACCATGACCTGTTGAAAGTTCATCGTCCCGTCAGCATTCTGGAGCGGCGTGCCGTCCAAATAAATGCACTGCTCAGCAATGCCGTTAATTGGACCATACATTTCGCCCTCGCCAAGAAGGTCGACAATCTTTGCGAAAGATCGGCTTTTTAGGGAATCTGGCTGCTCGACAGGAGGCGTTGGCTGCTTTCCGCCTTTTCCACCACCGCCCGCACCTTGGATTTCAGCAGTCATTACATTTTTTCCTCACTGTACACGCCGGCAGAAATGACTGCAGAACCAATCGGCAGAGAGCCATACAACACGGGCACGGGATTTCCTTGCGCTGTAGTGTTGGTGACTCCGTTCAAATGGTACGAAGTGCCGTTGTCTACTGAATCAACGCCGGTCAACCCTTTGTCGACGGGCATCATTAATTGAGAAGCGCCAGTAACCAAAAGCGTCACGCCCAGACCAAAAGCCATAGCGCCGCCGATACCTGAGAAGGTAAGGCCGCCCGCCAAGCTCAGCGAGGCGCCACCGGTGAAGAAAGCCGCTGCAATGATCACTACGCCGAGCAACACGTTAACCCAGCCGTTACTACCTGAACCTTGAATCACCGGCGCGATGTGAATGGTCATCGCCTCAGCGGGTGCGTGAAGCATTTCCAGGGAAACGCTACGCGCGCCGTCGAAGCAGACATACCCTACTCCGCGCTCTTTGCTGCTGATCAATTCAGTTTCAAAGCCCTTGACCATTGTGCACAGTGCGCGAATCGCTTCAGCGGGGGAGGCGCATACGAAATGATGCTCGCGCCCAAAGAGCGCGCCTAGTCGACCATGTAAGCGAATTTTGCGAACGACATCCGCCACGATTAAACCCTCGAATGATGGCGCACAATTGCGCGCGTGATCTTTTGCCAAAAACCGCCATAGATTACACGTTCTGACAGCCGATTCGACACGTGATGCAGCATTGCGTCCGGTACGGCAATCAGGTCTGGCCGTTCCTTGAGCTTTTCATTGCCAAGGAATACCGCGCCGTGGTTGGTTATATTGGAGCGGTACTGCATGAGGATCACATCCCCGTACTTCGGCCCGTCGTTGACTTGTCTAAAGCCTGCGCGCTCAAAGTTCGATAGATAAAGCTCTTCTCCTCGCTCCCAAAATTTATCCGTGCGGGGGAAGTCTTCAAGAATCACGCCCAGCTCGCGCGCGTAAAAGTCTCTCACCAGACCATAGCAATCGAGCGAGCCGAAGTGAAAAGGACGGCCAACCAGCGGCGCCACGTATCCACTCGGTGAAAACTCGACCCACTCTGAGGCGTAGGGCTGGCCGGCGTCGGGATCTTCATGAATCGACACGATGATCCAGGGAAGCCCAGTAGCCTCGCACGCGACCAGATCGGCGGCAGAGGGGCGCGCCGCTTCATTGACGTGCGAATGAACGACGGCCACGACTTCGCCTTGCATCTCAGCAGCGGCATAGTCTTCTGCTGAAATTATAAATTGGTCATGGTTTGTCGCTTGGTTCTTCGTGGCAATGTATCGCGGCTTGTTGCCACACGAAACAATCAGGCCGCACGCCTCACCAGGAAACGTTGTCATGGCGTGCGTTTCAATATGATTTTTCAGCTTTTCGGTGAGGATGCTCATCGTGTTCTATCCGCTGCAGGGAAGCCACCATAGGGAATCTCTTCATTTTCGCCAAATCGCTTTTTGCAATCTGACAATCGACCGCCGCAGCGGTCTAGTGTTGGATCAGTTACCGGGTCGCCATTCTTATCAAACATTGCAGATCCGGTGTAACCGCAGTATGGGCCACGGTAGCCGCCCTTCCATAACCAGCCACAAAGACCGGCAACAATTTCTCT